AAAAAATTATATGGAGAGTTATAAATGTCTGTACGCATACTATTACCAGATGTTTTTTCATCTTCGTAACATTTACTGCATCCAGGAATCATTTCATCATTTAAAACACTTTCTCTATTTTGTTGCATAAAAGGATGGTTAAAAGGATCCTCTAAAGATAAATTTAAATCTGTTGGAACGTGTTCGTGTCTAAAATAACAACAGGGCATAACACGACCGTCTGGACGAATGGCCATATGGTGCATAGGAAGTTGACACGCATACTTTGGCAAATCCGACATTAGCTTTTCCAATGATCCGGTTGCATTGGGTCTATACTAATTTCATTAATACATAACTGTTTAGGCTGATCAATAACCCATTTAATATATTTTGTAGCTTCGTCAATGTCTATAACAGTCCTGTTAGGATGCTTTTCTTGATTATTACTCAATGTTCCAAAACTTATATAACTAATTTTAGGTCCACTGTGCCAAACACCATTTAATCCTAAAGTGTTTGAATAATCTCTTAATGCTTTCTTTTCTGCATTGTATAACCAGCTGCCGCCTTTTTTTACTCTGTCAGTTGTACTACCAACATTAATAATGTGACACCAATGCTTTTCCAACATACATTTATGATAAACGATATTCAATAAAGTGGTTTGATGAAACTTAAATAACGCACTGCAATTTATAAAAACATCGTGTTCACATACACGTTCTGCTAATCTTTCTTGATCTAGTTTACGTGCTAAATCATATCCTGTGGTTTGGCTGCAAAATTCTGCATCCGGATACAATTTGTGTAAGGCTTGAGAAATGCCTGTTTCTTTGTTACCCGTTATAATCATCTAGTACCTCTGTTTGTAAATGGTTACCAAGAACTTCTAAATATCTATCTTTATGCATACTCTTAGGAGCACACAATCCGCAACCGCAAGTCATTTTAGGACAAATAATAGTTGGCATAGTGTTAGTTTTCATTTTTTGTTTTAAATCTTCAATAATTTTTTTGCCTTCACTAAGTTTTCCAATACGCCCACGTTTACCGTGTTCAAATTTTGCTTGGCAAGTTTGATGATGATAAACACTATCAGTTTGTTGTTCGATATGTAAGAAAAACCAATTAACACTACAACTCCAGCCTTTAAACTCTCTAAAGTCTACAAAATTACTTTTGCGACTTTTTGCACCTGCGTGTAACAACATATCTCTGCTGCCGCAACAAGGACGTCCAATACTGTTGCCAAGTTTTTTCTTTTCATTTTTCTTTTCACCGGCTGCACTCAAAACTTTGCTTATTTCTTTTTCATCATTTTTCTTTTCATTTTTTACACGCCAATAATCTTTAAACCAAGCAAGTTGTTCATCATTATACTTGTGTGCAAAACTAGGACGACTATCCGGTTCTTCGCCGATCACTCTCGGAACATAGTCAACTTGGTGCTGTTCCAAGAAATTACATAATTCTTTACACTCGTCAAAGTATTCAGCGTGGAACATTACGTTTACACTTACAGTAAAATTATGATTTTGACCTTGATAATGAAATTGTAATATTCTATCCTTAACTTGTTGTTTAAGTTTTTGGTCGCTTTCACTATGATAACTAACAGTGGCGTGATCAAAGTTTTGCATAACCGCAACACCCATTTTTTCGCCCATTGCACCGTTGGTTGTTAGAGCAAATCCACATTCCCATTTATCTTTATATTTTGTATCATATTCTGTTCTAAGATATTGAGCAAATGGAATAAAATTAGGATTTACTGTCGGTTCTCCTCCTGTAAATCCAATATTTGCTATTTTACTTTTTCTGTATTCAAGATGTATATCGATATATTCGTATAAAAAATCTACATTATTTTTTAATTCTTCAAGTGTTGCGTGTGCTGAAAAATTATCGTGCCTATGTACTGGACAATAGCTACAATCATAATTGCATCTGCGTCCAGTATCCCAAGTAACCTGAAAGACGTGACCTGTAAGTAGGTCTATAGTATCAAAACTCATTAATTTCCTTTATCATTTCAGGCACTCTTTGTTCTGCCCACTGTCTTTCGTCACACCACCAGCATTCATTGCATATAGGTACATCCATACCAGGTGTGTACTTGGTAAAATCCTTGACAACATCTGATACAACGTGATTATGATTAATATCTCCTTCACAGCTACGTGTAGTATAATATAAATCCTCCACATTGTAAAGATAATATTGTGCAACAATCCAATCTTTTTTTACATATCTAAAAGGATGACAAAAATGTGCCTTTAATTTTGGGCTATAATAAAGAACATCTATTAATTTAGCATCTTCGGCATTTCCGTCTCTGTTTTTCATACGGTCTTCACGTGAATCGTCTGGATTCTTACTTGTAGCATTGAATACAGCATCTAAATTATATTCCCAACTTGCAAATTTGTTAAAATCTCCAACAATAATTTGATCTCCGCTTCTGCCATTTATTATAGGACCACTTACTCCGTGTTCTAATGCAGGAGGAATAAATGTTGTATGCCTATTTTCAATAATTTCTGGATAAAGACTTTTTAATTTATTGAAAACTTGTATACTCCACCATCCTTGCCACGGTCTTGTTTCCCAACAACGCTGATATGTAATAACATCTATTTTACAATCTAATTGATTATCTGTTATAATCTTGCCTAGCAAGTAACATAACAATGCGCTGTCTGCACCTCCACTTAAATTTACACCAATACGTTTCCACTTTTTACTAAACAGTATATCTAAATGGTTTACTTTTGTTATTATAAATTCGTCACTTAGTTTTTCATACAATTTGTTGCTTGCTTCAAACATTTCTATAAATCCTATTTGTGTTTTTATCAAATTGATAATTTGTAAAATGGTCGTTAAATTCTTGTTTCCATATAACATCAGTTTTTTTAATATATTCTTTAAATGCTGTCCAATGTTTTTCTTCTACTTTATGATTATGAATATATTCCCAGATGTTTTTAATGCCTTGATATGCAATAAAACAATCACTTCTATCTTTTGATGTAAATTTTGTTAGGTATGCAATAGCACTATTAAGTTCTCTTTCGGTTTCGTCTTTGAAATGCAACATCATAAGAGCAGGATTTAGGTAGTCAGGTGTGTATATAATACTAATGTTAATAAAATCACATTCTAATTCTATAAACCCTTTAATAATATCTTTAAACTGCATAAGCTGATATACACCAGTTGTACATATTAGTGCAATTTTTGTTTTTTTACTTCGTACAGATTTAAAAGTTGCAATATTTTTTGCTAATGTATCCCAATCGCCGCCTCTAAAATATTGATACATTCCTGGGCTACAATCAATACTTATTTTGACTTCACTGCTACCAAACTTATCTAAACAATCACTAAGAGCTATTGGATCAAAAGGTGCATTAAAATTTGTATGAAACATCACAAACATATTTTTTGCATTTGGATGTTCTGCAAGTCTTTTCAGTGTTGGTAAGAATGGCTTTTGATATAATACTTCGCCGCCTGCAAAGTCTACTCTTTCTAGATTTGGAAAGTTTTCGATAAGATCATCAACTACTTCTAGTGCCATTTCGGTATTTAACTCGATGCGTAGATCTTCGTCAATGTGTTCTCTATGCATATCTTGTGTAAGTTGTAGTAAATTATGTTCACGATCAATTTCATCAGGCTGATAACGTTTTAGTTTTGTCATCCATCCACTACTAAAAGCTGCACTACAATGTAGACAAGCCATATTACAAGCATTACTAAAACGTATTTCGATAGTTTTAAGGCCTTCAAATTTAGTAGCACCTGTGCCATAATCAGTGTAGCTTGTATCAGGCGGAGATTCCTGTCTCATACTAATACCGGCATTTTGTTCTTCAACGACTTGACACATATCACAGCCTCTAGGCCAGTTACCTTGGAGTAAATCTAGTCTGTGTTTTTTAAATGCGTCATTGTTAAAATACTGACTAGGTAAATGTCCTTTTGCTAACCATTGTAATCTGTCAGATTGCTGTGGACAACTTGTAGCAAATTGTTGTTTCAAATTTAAACCACCTAATGCATAATAACAAGGCTTACTCATTAAATATATCCTTCATTTCTGGAAATGTTTCTTCAAATGTTATTCCACGTTGTCGATCACACAAGGATAAAAATTCTTTCATTTCGGGTAGTCGTCTACTCCAATCTTCACTTTCCATAAAATTTACCATACCTTGTAAACGTTTGATACCATATCCTGCATCTCGCCATTGATCGTATGTGACAGCTTTTTTACCGTGCTTGTACCATATAGGTACTCCCTTTTCCCAATTATCTTCCCACCAAGGATAAAACTCTTCATATTTTTTGCGTACTTCTGCCTTAAACCATTTAGGCAAAACTTTTACATTTAAATGAGGAGGGTGATATACAAAATGATAATTTATTCCTCCTGCACCAAATGGCCACATATTTACTTTTTGAAATCCTTGTTCTAACTTCCATTTTATAAAGTCAGGCAAGTAATAAATGTTTAATGCTTGAACTGCACAAGCAACTGTAATTTCAACATTTACACTTGTTTGTTTATCTAATATATGAAATACTTCTTCTGTGCGCTTCCATTTGCTAGGATAGCGTATATAATCATTCATTTCGTGAATACTATCAACACTATAATGAAAACGTACTAGCTTGAACTGTTTCCACAAGTCAAATAAATCTTCGCGCCACTCTACACCATTTGAATTATAGCGTAGTTCTAAATCCTTTGCGATACCCTGTCGTATTGCTTCTTCAAGAATCTCATAATGTTCTTCAATTATTAAACTTTCGCCACCTGCAAAGTAAATTTGTTGCATATTAGGCATCTGGTCATAAAACTGTTTCCAAAACACAGGATTTTGTTTATGCCAATTATAACTACTGCCGTTTGTACTGCCCTTATCCTGCCATTGCATTGTTTCTTTAAGGCTTTTGTTTTGTACAGCAGGAAATATTTTTTTATAATCTTTAATCCACCCTGAACTATCGTGTGGTGAACACATTACACAAGCAAGTTGACATTTAGTACCAAAACGTAAATCAATGTATGCCAACTGTGGAGGTACTTCTCCATCTTCAGTAGTATTAGCAATTAGTTCATCTACATTAGTGCGTTGACTCCAATATTCAGTTTCCCACATACGCTTACTATTGTGTCCTGCTGCTTCTTCTCTATAACACTTCAAACAACTAGGTGGCTTTTCGCCATTCATCATTTGCTTACGCACATTTTTCATATACTCGCTATTCCAAGCAGTTTGAAAATCTGTTACGTTAAGATTATTAGGTTTGCCGTCATCGGTTTTAAGAATACCAACTTGTCCACCGTGCTCTTTATCATTTGTAGGACCAACCGAACTTGCATTTGCTGTGCAACAAACTCTCATACTACCGTCTGGTCTTGTGCTAAGATGTACCCAAGGAAGGATACAAAACGTGTCACTTACTTTATTCATACTGTACTTATGTTATTATCTATGTAGTTTATTTCATTATGATATGCTTTGTTTTTTGCACAAGTTCTAATACATCTACTTAAATGCATTTCGTGTTCCGGATCCCAACTTGCATACAATAACTTTTTATACCAAGTGTGTTCTAAAATTTCTTCTTTACTATGGTGCCGTAAACTATTCCAATTTGGTTCAAATTTATTTAACTTATCTAGTATGCCTTCCTTATTTTTGAAAGCACTATCCCAAAGAAAACAACAAGGCCATAATGTTAAATCGCTTGCAATAAATATTTCACCTTCGTGAATGTATTTGCACACAACTGTTTTTAAAATTTCTTGTTTTTTTGTTTCAAAATCTTTATTTTGTTTTTTTGCTTTGTATTGGGCAATAAATTTATCTAAATCTTTTACATCTTTTTTCTTACTATGTTCCTTAGACCCTGTAGTAGTAATTTTCTTTTCTTCAACTACAACTTTTTTAATTTCCTTGTCTTTTTTAGAAATTTTTGCTATCCAGTCGTGATAGCTGTTACGCATACCGGTTCTTGTAGCAAAAGTAAATCCTAAACTTTCAGCGTGTATTTTTGCTTTATCAACTTCGTGTTCATTATGGTCAAATATAATATAAATCCAACTTGCACTTCCTGTAGGAGCATAAAAACTATATGCTTGCATATTACGTGATACAATATTAAATTTTGTGTTTACTCTATATATGTGATTAGTTTGCTCGTGGCCGTCTACGCAAAAATGTATAAACACTAGTCCAGGTCTTTCGGCTGCGATTTTACCTAGCCTTGCCCACCATTCAGCTTTTTGTATTCCTCCGTTGGTACTAAGTTCGCAGTATCCTCCCATACTTGATAGGTAATCAACCATATCAACACATTCGATATGCAGTGCAGGATCTCCTAGTACACCGCAAAACTTAAATTCTACTCCAGTATAATCATCAGGTGGAAATATACGTTTTATATCCTCAAATGTAAAACTTTGTATAGTCAATAGATCTTTGTTAAGTGTTCTAGCACACCCCGGACAGGCTGCATTACAATCACTTGTGATTTCTAATTCTACTTTTTTAATTTTCATAATATGCGCACTTTACTTAGCTAAATATATTTATGAATAACAAATTGTGTGCTGCACCTTTTATATCTTTTTATACAGGCTCTAATCATAAAGTGACTAGCTGCTGTGCTATGTATGACCCGATAGGTAATAGCAATAAAGACACATTTGAAAACATTATGAATTCAACCACTGCAAAACGTGTGCGTAAAACGTTAATGAACAACGAATTTCCGCCTGAATGTTCTGCTTGTGCAGATGTTGAAAAACAAACAGGAGATATTGCAAGTGTAAGGAAATTTAGTAATCGCTTAGTAGACAATACAGATTTTTTAAATAATACTGCATCAGACGGAACTTTAATAAAACAAACTCCTGTGTTTTTAGATTTACTGTTCAGTAATAAATGTAATTTTGCTTGTATGGGGTGTGATCCTACACTTAGCAGTACTATTGCAGACAAATACACAGACGCATATGATCTAGTTTTTGATAAATCCTATGAAAGAAAAAATTGGCACAATAAATCAGATATTGTAGATTATATATTAAAATATAAAGATAGTATTAGGCTTATACATTTCAACGGTGGTGAACCATTTATGCAGACAGAAGTTCACGAAATCTTAGACGTGCTAAAAAAACATAATTTACAAAAACAAATAAAAATATGGTCACATACAAACGGAAGTGTAAAAAAATATAAAGGCGTTGATGTTATAGAAGACTACTTACAATATTGGGGAGAAAATTGCGAAATTAGTTTAAGCCACGATTTACATTATGCCAAAGGCGAATATGTTAGATACGGACTTGTAACTAAAAAATGGGAAGAAAATTTTCAACGTATTACAGATGCAAACATAATGATTAATATACATACAAGTTACAATATTTTTAATTGTTTACATTTGTGCGATTTATTTGATTACTATACAAAACATTTAAATCATAAAGGCGATTTAAGTTTATGTCCCTGGTATAATCCTAAGCCGTTTACTGCTCCACTAGCACAAGTTAACAGTGATATACTTTACAAAGCAAATGACCAACTTAACGAAATGCAAATGATATTAGCCAAAGGTGGTAAAAATATTGCGTGGAATACTAGAGAACTTAGAAACTTTTTAAACATCAAATGGGAAGATATAGAAGAACAACATAATAGATTTAAAAAATCAATAACTAAATTTGACTTACTTAGAAATACTAATTTTGTAGAAACATTTCCAGAGCTGCGTTGTCTTTATGAAAATTGAGCTGCAAATGGATCAAATTTTGCTCCGCATTTTTCACTACAAACTCCTAATTTACCTTCTTTAATTGATTGTGCATTCCAACTATCTTCGATGCTTTTTAACAAAGGTCCGTCCATTACTTTTTTCATATCATTCATTATTACATTGATGCCGCCTTTGCCGCCTGCTTTATCAATATGATCCCATATTTGTTCTACTTTAGGATCTTTATGCCACCATTTATACATACGTCCAGCAGTCCAACAACAAGGCATTAGTAACCCTTCTGCTGTAATAAAAATATTTCCAGCGTCTTTGACTTTGCATTTTATTTTAGCTACGTTGTAATAATCCATCATAGTGCCGTATTGTTTAGCAATCGTTTCTTGTTTTGCAAGTTCTTTATTTGCAAACTTTACTTCATTTGGCTTTGATAATGTTTGTGTTTTTTCGCCTTTACGATTTATAGCTTGATGTTTTTCTTTACCAGTCATTTTCTTAGTACTGTAGAAACGTCCTGTTTTTTTCTTTATAAACTTTTCACAACCCCATTCGTTTGCAAGACGTTCTGCTTCTTCTACTTGATGCTCGTTGTGTTGGAATATAATATAATCCCAACGTGCTCTACCGCCTGCTGCAATAAAAGCCTTCATATTTGTTTCAACTTTATCCCATTGTACATTTTGTCTATATAAATGATTTGTATCCTCTAGTCCGTCAACACTAAAAATTACAGCACCGTTGCGGCCAAAAACTTGTGCAAGTTCCATCCACCAAGGCATATCTCTAGCGCCAGCATTGGTATTCATACTAAGCCACATTGTAGGATTATGTTCTCTAAAATATTTGAATATTTCTAATGTATCTTTTGCAACTATAGGATCACCTAAGTTTCCACACATATACATAGTTTTTAATTGTTTAATAAAATCAGGTTTAAAAATTTTTTTTGCTTTTTGCAAAGTTATTTCAGCATTTGTTAAATGAGGATTGTCGTCACCACCATTCATATTCCTATCGCACATAGGACAGGCTGCTTGACATTTTTGTGTTATTTCTAAATGTACTTCTTTTACATCTTCATACTTATACATTCAATTTCCTCAAAACCACCTGCTGGTGTAAAATAATAGTTATCAAACTTTTTCATCTCTCTATGAAAAGATTGCATTTTATCTGCAGGGAATACAATACTTAAATTATTAACTATTCCTACTGATTTGTCAAGAACTTTTTTTGCTTTATTATGAATACATCGTCCAAAATGAAATCCTCCTAACAATATTTTTTTATGTTTCAAATCCTGTAAATCACAGGAATTAATTCCTTGAAACCAATCGGATATTTCTCTGCCACTACCATCAACAAAAATATCAGCATATCTTTCTAATTCCGGAATCATTGATTTTAAGTAATGAGAAAATGCAAAACATTGACTAAGAAGATCAGGAAACTGTTTTACATCTTCATCTTCACAATATTTCCAAGGATCTATTATTACAAACGCTGTTTTCATTTATTATTTCCATAATCTAGCCAAGGATTAAAATTATAGGCTTTTTCTATAGGAGGATCATCTGGATGAACCAATACATAAACACTAGGATTTTCATCTACTATCCAGCCTCCGTGTTTTTTTACATAATACTGTACTAACAAACTATAACTTCCGTCAGTTAAATCTGTGTTTGATTTATAAGAATTACTACTAAATTTAATCTTGTTGCCGTACCGTAAAATATGCACCGCCATATTTTCGGCTTGCTTTTCTCTTGCTAGTGCTATGCCACCAAATAAATCATAACCTAAATTTAAATCTTCAGATAATTTACGCAATGCTATATTATCTCTCGGATGACAAGGACCACCGTCTCCCATACCGGCCTTCATATAAGCATTACTCATAATTCTTTTAGTGCTGTTTGCTAGTGCATCTGTTACTACATCCACATTAATGTTTCCTTTTTTTACAGCCACATCCTGTATCATATTAACAATACCGAGTTTTGTGCTTATAAAGGTGTTATAAAATACTTTAATACATTCGCATTCGTCCCAAGTACCGGTAACTATACTACAATCGTTTTCTGTAATACTTTGGTAGAATTCTTCAAGCAACACATCCGGCTCGCCATTTTCTGTGCCAATCATAATCATTTCTGGATTCAACATATCATTTGCGACTGTTCCCATAGCAATTAAATAAGGATTATAACTTAAATTGGTATTTGTTACTAAAGGTGAAATTTGTTCACGCATAACACCAGGAAGCACTGTACTAATAACAACTAATCTTTGATTACGATTCATATGTTTATTGCATTCAATTACTGCTTCTTTAAGTTGAGTGTAATCAAAATCTTTTGCTGGCAGATGTGTAATAGGCAGACTGCCGTCATATTCGGATTGATGAGGTGTAGCAACTGAAATAAAAACTATTTCTGCGCCGGAAACAGCTCCTTGTATATTAGGCCATAGCGTTATATGCTTGCTATGTTTTTTTATTTTATCGTATCCGTTAATACAATGACCTTTTTGAGCTGCTGCTTCTGCGCAAGGCATTCCTAACTTTCCTAATCCTATAAAACTAACGTTCATTAAACTGCTCCATTGGTAATTAAATTAAAATTATCGTACGTGGCATTTTTATTGTAAAGAACATTATATAACTCGAAATTATGTTTTACACGTTCAGCCATTTGATTTCTAATTTTAATTAAATGTTTTTCGTCGTATGTAGAAAATCTTTTTAAATTATCAACTATAATTTGTATCCTTGTTTGTAACGGCAAATCAAAATCATACGACTCGTCAATCCAAGGAGCAAATGTATAGTAACCTAAATCTCGCATCCTATCCAGTGTTCCAGGGCATCCTAAATTGATAAAGGGCATTCCTATTGCAGGAGCTTTAAAAGATTTTTCTGTAAGAAACATTTTATTATTATCAACCCAAGTTTCTGTATTTAGAAATAAAAAACTATATTTGCATTGTTTTGGAAATTTATAAACAGGATTCACATTTTTTAGATCCGGTTCATCTAAAATGTCGAATTTAAAATTTTTAAAATTTGTTTCAGGATGTTGTTCATAATATTGATACATTTGTTCATAAGCATCAGCAAAAGTAGTATATCCATATTTTGCTAGATTGTTTTCAAAAATCTTTTCTATAAGTGATGCTCTATGATATCTATAGGCTCTATTTAAATTCATATATATTTTTTTTGGTTTATACTTTACTACATTTTTTACTGGCTCTAAAAATTTATAAAATATAGGATTAGTAATATGAATTATGTTCGGGTCGTTTGTTTTACATTTTTCTGGGGAAACAATATAAATTTTTGATTGAATAAATTTGCTTATGCGTTTTACAGTTTCAATTAATGTTTTATTTGATTCTAGTAAATCGCATATTACAATTTTATTTTTTTCTTTCTCTAAAAAATCTTTATGTCTATTTAAAAATCCAATGATTTCAAATTCCCATTTATCAATGTATATCTGGTCTTCGCTGTTTATATAAAAAATAGGAATAATTTTTGGATAATCATCATCACGTTTTGTATAAACGATTTCTGTATTAGCTTCCTTCAAGTAATCATCTGTAAAATCTAGTTGAGCATATCTTGTTTGGTCTTCGTCAAACAATAAAATAATATTTTTATCTTTCATAAATTAATTTTATATCCTTACCGGGGCCAACTTTACTTGGTAAATCTCCATATTGTTCAATATACCATTCTATTACAGCTATGTACCATTTTTGACTATTGTGATGCGCTTTTTTATTAAACTGCCAAATATTATCATTTGTTGCTTGCATAGTACTCAAAGCTCTAGCACTTTCTTTCTGCATTTCTCTTAATGTCAAATTACTTAAATCCAATTTTCATAAACCTTTTGTACTTTGGCAATTCTAATTCGCCTTCATATAACACAGTTGTCATTGGTAACTTATCACTAAACTCTTTTAAATCCTTGCTGCAATTGACGTGTTCTTCAATCTCAAAATAATCGTTTCCTTGTACAACAATTAATTTGCCATCTGGTATTCTATTGTACCATTCTGTAAAATTATGTATATGTTCGGAACTTGTATTGATTATAGTATCCGGCGTGTCCCATAATAATTCTTCTTCACCGTTTGATTTATAAACACGATAAACGTGATCGTCATTGAAGTTTATATCGTGTATATCTTGAACACTTGCTTTAAATTTCCAATCATCCACTACCCATTTTTTATTAAATATTTCTGCAATAGTAGGACAACTATTATCAACATCAAAACTTCTAATTTTTATAACATCTAAATTGTTTTCAAACATCATTGTTGCAAGTGTTCCATACCAGCCTGCACACAAAAAAACTGTTCCTAAACTCATACTTGTTTTTTTAAGTTCGTCTATTAACCATAACTTACTTTCAAGTTGTCCTCTACTAAAGCAATCTTCGTCAAACTTAATTTCTTTTTCCAGCAATGTTTTAAAAGCATATACAAACTGACTATTAGTATAGTGTTCTAATAATCTCCATAAATCATAATAGTTGTCATTTAACACTAATCCTTTTAAATCTTTGCTTTTTAAAATCCTAAATATACTGTGTATATTTTTGTCAAGTACAGCTTTACGTAAATCTTCAGTGCCAGGTAATAATCTAAATAAGCTATGCAAGTTTTCTTCAAGTACCGCTTTACGTAAATCTTCAGTTTCTCCAATTATGCGTTTATTATCAATTACACGAAATATACTATGCCAATTTTCTTCCATTACAGCTTTGCGCAAATCTTCATTACAATCCGATAATTTAAATATGCTTGTTAAATCTTGATCAATATATGCTCTGCGGAGATCTGAAAGACGCTCATCGTGTTTGTACAATAGCTCAAATCTGTCTAGTAACTTATAAATTTCCATTAAACTTTTCTCTTAACCAGTCAAAGTCGTTTATCATTTTCAGTAATTCAATATTTCCTTTGTTAGCACTTCCGTACATTGTACCTTCTTTTGCACCTTTTATTGCAAAATCTCCAAATGGTTTATCACGCCCAATTGATGACCAAATTTTAAGACGTCTATCAGTTTCAACATCTTTTTGTCTATCAATTACTTTACTACTTAGCTTACAACATTCTCTAAAGGCACTTTTCCAAGTTTCGAATTCTCCTGTATTAAACGCAGTAATATTAGATACTTGTTGTATTGCTCTAAATTTAGAACTAATGCTTGTTGTCATATCTGGCTTACTAGTATCCATATCAATTGTTGCTTGCCTTGGGAATAATTTTACTCCGCCGTATCCATACACTAGCCCGTTAATGGGATTTCTACTACGCCAAACGTGAACGTGATCCCATTGCCAAACAGGAACTTGATAATTAAAATCAAAATCTTCAATTATATTAGCATCACCGTCTACGATATAAAACATTGATGTTGTACACTGCTTTGCAGCTTCTATGTGTGCTTGGTGTATGCCTTTGACACCGTGTACACGCTTTGCATTAGGAACCTTTTCTTTGAGAAGACTATAATTTTCATCAGCATTTGGTTCTTGATAACTTATGAATACAACGTCATACGGCTTAGGATTACTAATTACTTTATTATGTTCTTTTTTATTTGCTATGAACATAAATTGCCATTCTCTTTGACTAATTTTACAATGTTTACTACATAATACAACACCGTCGTGATATTCACCATTAAGATATACGTGATTAATTTTCCTATCATATTCATTATCAAATGTAAAATATTCATCAAAAGTATAATCATCAACTAATTCAATATGGGCAGGAACTACATAAAACAGTTCTGTTTCTGATTTTTCTAATGCTTGTAAATAATCTTCATAACTGTCAACAAAATAAATTTCATATTTTGCAGGACCTGAACCTGTTTGGCTCCATTCTTTACGTGCTACAGGAAATCTGTAATCAACTTCTTTTTTTGTTAAAGGCCGATTTTTACTACATAAAAATAAACCATTATATAATTTTTTGTCGTTTACTTGATGCACAAATGCGTGATTCTGTTGTCGTAAATCTGACTTATGATGTGTTATGTAAAAGTCTTTAACTAGATTAGTGGCTTGTATATTTTTACTACTCATCCAAAACATTTGTGTTTTAGACTTTTCTAATGCAACACTATATTCTTCATAACTATCTATTTCAAAATAATCAAATGACTTTGGTGTACTTGCAGTAATTTCAACAAATTTTTTATTAATAAAAAATCTATAATCAATTTCTTTTTGTGAAATTTTTGATGTTTTTGGTACAAGACTTATGCCATCGTAATCATCGCCGTTTAAAAACATATGCACATATTTTTGACTCCATTCGTCAGGTTCATAATCAAAATGAAAGTCATCATTTATAACCAAGTCAGGATACACTATCCAAAAGAAGTTAGTAATACAACTTGCCTGTGCTTGTTCTATTGTTTCAGCACATTTAAGGGTCGGTATCTTAGATTTTAGAGCTTTTAACTCAGCTTGATACAAATTTTTGTTTGCAATTAGATAAACATCGTACATACATTAATTATACTAAGAAAAACTAATCTTGTCAACATTAGAATAAATACATTGTAGGAGAAAAGTATGACTGATTTTATACCCGGAGATTCGTATCGAATTGATATTGTAGGTGCTGATAGCACATTAATTATTGATAGCTGGCTAAGCCAAATTAAAGCAAATGTTGTTAACAGAGATGGCGTTATTCAAGTTGATACAACATTTGGTAAGCTATACGGTCCTATGGTAGGAAATGTTGAGAATGAAGAAGGTGATGTACTAGTAAATGCTAGTAGTCGTACAGTTCATATGGATGTTGTCGGTAATTTAAAAGATTCTAACAATAACGTTGTAGTAGATGTACAACGGAGTTTGTTAAAAGGAAATTTTGAAGGTAATTTAGTTAACACTAACGGCGATATGATTTACGATGCGTCAACAAATACGTTGGTTGTAGATAGAATAGTAGGAGATTTATATGGAACTCATCACGGAGAAGTTGAGTTAGTAGGATCTATTAGCGGAACAGTTAATGGCAATCTAATCGGATCAAGTAATGGTACACACTCGGGCGAAGTAATGGGTAATGTAACAGGTGATCTACGTGGTGATGTAGTTGACGGCGAAGGCAACATTATGCTTAATGGCTCCAACGGTACTTTAAATGGAAATTTAAAAGGTGGTATATTAACTCCAGACACAGATGAACACGTATTAACGTGGAATTCTACACTAAGACATCACGTTATTAGAGCAGGATTAGAACATCCTGATTCGCACAAATCTGTTTTAAAATTAGGCAATACTGACAGAGAAACTATGTATACAGGAAACATAAATTGGTATGATGATTCTCCTGTACTTACATTGCTAGATTATGATGGTACAGATAAACCAAGTATACTTGCAGAATTTAATGGTTGTGTAATGGGCCAAGTAATTGATGAAAATAGAGCACCAGTGCTGACTGTAAATGAAGGACAAGTTAGACTCGAAGGCGGTTCGACAGGTGAAATCAATATTGGTTACAACAGCACAGAAACAATACAAGTATATGCTGACAATATAAGTTATAAACTTCAATCAAACCCGGTTAACACTTCTAATTTAGGACAAGTAAATTATTTTGCTTTCAACGGTGACCACGAAAATATGCTTCCACTTAATCCTGGAGATCATTTGATGGTAAACACTTGTCACGCCTGGGACGGATTGTCATATAAAATCGGAGGCGGCTTTGGTTTTTATGCAAACACAGACGTAACACCAGATCCAGACTTAGAAATATATCCAACAGATTTTGCAATTACGTTAAGCGATGGAAAAAATTTGCCTAGTGCATTTTGGGATAATCCAACAGGATTAAATTTTGACGGTAAGGGTGTTTTAGCAGTGCCAATTATGAAGTCAAAAGGTTTTACAGAAGCAGAAAAAACTGATATTGATTATGCAGATGAAGGTATGATTATATTTAATAAATCAACCAAAAAGTTTCAAGGATACAATGGAACTAGTTGGGTTGATTTAGGATAGGAATAACTGCTTCGGCTTCTGGCCACCTAGTCGAAGATAAAGTTTCGTAAAATTTATCAACATTAATTTTCCAAAAAGTTTGAAATGTTCCTTTGTATTCAAGCTCTACAGGATTTTGAAGAACACCTGCTTTGTGAAAATACTTTGCCCAAAAATTATGCACTTTATTTTGACTACCGACATCACCGGTGTGTGTGCTAAGATATAAAGGTTTATCTCTACCGATGCCTTCAATACAAGCAGGCAACAAAAATTGCGAAGCGTGTGAATAATGTATATCGGTCTTCCCTTTAAGACTCTTTACTCTATCTTTTCCGATTAAATGAGTTAACACACAAGTTCTTGCACCGATACGGTATGCATTTTTTCCTAGTATTCCTAACTCTTCTAATTTATGTGCAACTACTGTTCCTACAACTCTATTATTAAAAAGTAATAACCAAAGTTTTGCATCTTCGTATTTTTTAATATAATCTATAAGCATTTCTTGGCTGCTGTTATTATAGAATTTTTTCTTGTGTGCTTCAATAAAAAAATCAGTTAGGTCTATATCGTTATTGTATAATTTTACTTCAAACATAAGTTTCGCATAAATCAAAAAAATCTGCCATTTCAGGAAAAACTTCAATATGATTTACTCCGCGTCGACGATTTTGTTCTTTAAAAAATTTATGAAAATCCTGTCTTCCTTGTATAATCTTTTCTAATGGATATTCTGTTTTTTCCATATAGTCAACCACACGTCTAAACTTTTCATACTCAATTGTACTAAACGCATCTTTACGTTCGTCGTCTACATTTTCTTTAATAAATTGCAAATGATCACGCATATAACTAAGATATTCTTTTGGCAAAATATTCATATCATATTGTAAAGGTTCTTTTAAATGTGGAGTATCAAACCCCAAACGTTGCCATCTATGTGTATCGACATTATTGTATTTTTTGCGCCATTCTAATATTTTTTCTAACAGTGTACGGAATGTTGTTACACTAAAAATATTAAATGTAATCATTAAAACCATCGGTGCTTCGCAATTACGCATAAAGTAATCTAAGTTGCGTTCAAACACTTCAATGTCTAATCCATCACGAATATATTCTGCACGTTTGCCCCAAGTATCAATACTTGTAAACATTTTAAAACGTCTAATCTTATTATTTGTTAACAAGTTGTTTACACGATCTGTAAATTTTGCTAATTGTTTCGGTTTGCCGCCTAAGTTACTGTTACAATTAAGTTCTAATTCTGGCTTCGGATCTGCATCAAGCATATCAAATAATCTATATGTACTTTGCTGGATAGTCGGTTCGCCACCTGTAATACGTAGTATATGTAAATCTTTACTAAGTTCGGGCCACCATTTCCAAAATGCATCCAAATATGGATTATTTTCTTCTTCAAATATTTGAAACCAATCAATGTCGCATCTATGATTTTTTACCATATCATAAGGACCGTGTTGCTTGATCTCTTGATAATATCTGCTACTTGCTTTTGGATGACAATATCCGCAACGGAAGTTGCACTCGTTGCCAAACGAAACTTCTAAGTATTCTGGATTAACATCAAACTCTGCACCACCTTCTTTAACAGCATTTAATCTATGTTTAAAGAAAATAGTTTGATTGCGTTGTTTTCTGTCACTAACATAGTCTTTACCCATTGCTTCAATCTTCCAGCAATAGTTGCATCCACTGGGCTGTTCGCCCTTCATCATAGCAGCACGTTCTGCTTTCTTTTGTGCTGTGTTGTGTATAGCACTAGGATTTTCCAGTAGCGGTGCTGTATCAATCTTGTGAGGAGCAGGATGATAACAACTGTGTGTTTCACCTGTTTGAAAATATATGTTTGCGTGATACCATTTAGCAAAACAAAACGTTGGAGATATTTCCTGCGTAATCTTATCGATACGCTTGATTTCTTCGCTTTCGCTACGTTCCATTACTGTTCTCTATCTAAGAATTGTTTGCTGTTGTCACGTGCAGGGTTTTGATATACTGTTTTAAAAAACTTGCTTTGATTTCCATCAAATGGTTCGGCAGCAATAGGCAAATCTAGTTCATCTATTAACGAATATCCAAGGTCAACTGTGTCCTGTTCCATTTGATCTTCATCTAACTCTTTGTTGTCCCAATAATTGTTTAGCCATTTAAAATCACGTACATTTACAAAGTCCCAATCTGTACACATAGTTTTATATAAACCTTCTCTTGCTCCGTAAATAGCCCAACGTCCATTTTCTACATCTGCACCAATCATTTGCCAGATGTATAAACGATGCAAGTTTTTCCAATGATTATTTTTAAATTCGTCAACTGTTACACGTAGTCCTTGATCTAGTGCCATCTTAACGCCTTCACGGAACCCAGCACGCCACGCTTGATGAGGTGTAGCATTATTATGTACATCGCTAAAAGTTCCGTTCATCTGTACATATTGTGTATTCCAACAAAAATCAACTTGAGCGTGTTGATTATCTGCAGGTGCATTTTCGTGTGTACGCATATCAAGAACATATTGCTTTGGCCAACATTTTATTCCTCCATTACCGTAGCTCAAGCCATTTATAACATTTTTTGCAGTCCAACTTATAACTTTATCTGTTAAATCTAAATTTTCATCAAAGTCTATTGCTTGTGAAAGGAAATCATCTCTAATACAATTATCGCCATCAATAGTAATAAATCGATCAGTTTCACTTAATTCAGCACAAGCCTTATGAGCTGCATCAGATCCTTCGACACCGTGTACACGTTTTGCCCACGGAACTTTTTTGCACAGATCTGCATAATTTTTTTCTGCATTTGGTTCATCGTAACTAAGATAAACAATATCATAATCAATTACACGGAATGTATTAGCCATTTATAACCTCGTGGTAGTATGTAGAAAACTTTCTTATAGTATAAAGGCTTACGTTAATATTGTCAATTTCAAACTTACTGGTAAAAGGTATTTTTTTTGTTTTAGAGAAATCTAATGTTTTATACAAAACGTTAGGATCGAATAACTTTGTTACACTGTATACCTGATTGCTAGGATTAATAGAGATTTTTTGAGATTGCACATAATTTTCAAAGTCTTTGTTCAGTTCTAATTCCCAGCACTTACTTTTGTTATTTTGTTTTATTTTAACTTCGTAAGTGTCTTTGATTTCTTTTGGTATTTCGTAAACAAAATTTTGTGTATTAAAACTTTCGTTATACTGCTGTTTGCTTTTTAATACATATCTTTTTTCAATAAAGTCATATTCAACTTTATAATCACGAAGTGATTCTTTGCCTTCTGCAAAATGACGAACTTGCTCAAAATCTACTAATAAGTTTTCAAAGTTTTCATCAGGGTTGCGTGTAACTTTATCAATTACACCGTTTTCATCAAAACAAACGTATCTATCAGTGCTAATTGTAATTCTCATTGTATTCCTAAATACTTTTCATATATGTTAATTATACGGTCAACTACAAAGTCATCTTCTGTATAATGAAAAACTCCAGCTTGTGTATAATTGCCTATTTTAAGTTGCAAGTCTTCACCTAAATATGTGCCTACACGATTTTGCCATTTATCAACTACACTGTTTTGCCAATTTTGTATTCTTGGCTTCATATGTACAAAGCTAGGATATTTAGCACGTGGGTTTGTTACTTGACTTTCTATGCCCATAATCTTTACAGCAATAGCACTTGATAAATCTATACTGCATTTACGTTGATACATTTTACCGCCGGTGTGTTGTCTATAAAATTGTTGCCAATTATTTGTTATCATTTCTAGCCAGGTGTAAAACTCGTGTGCAGTATCTGATTTTTTATAATAATGTAATCCACTGTATAGATTTGGTAGTTTGTTTTTTGCAAATGTGTGTCTATAGTAATCATTTGTTACAAGTTCGTTTCTATAAGTGTAAACATTACTTGTAAAAAACAAATCATAGTTTTTTAAAAAGTTAAACCAACTGCTAATATCTTGCAAAACAAGCATATCAGTATCCATAACTAATGATTCGTCATATGGAGTTGCGTGATATGTTTTCCATCTATTTTCTATTTTCCAATCACTATCTTTAGCGTGATCTCCCCAAGGTATTTCTACAATATCATCGAAAATTTGTTTGTATTTGTCTTGCACTGTATCGTTGGTTATTAAACATATTTTTGCATTTTCGTTAGTAGCACGAATACTCATAGCATTTAAATATGCTTGTTGTACATAATCAACATCTGTGTTCTGTGCAAGCATTGTAAAGTTATTGCTCATTGATAACTCTCGCTAAACTAAACTTATTCATAACGTGTAAATTACTGCCTTTAAATTTTACAAAAGTGTATTCCCCAAGTCTGTCTCGTTTTTCTACTAGTAAATCAAATGCATCGTCTTTTATTGATAGAAGTATGTCTCTATCAATTGCATAAAACTTTTTGCCAGGTATTGTACCAACAAAATTGTTTTCTGTGTATCCAGATAGTATATGCACTGCTATACTAAATGCAAAATCATTTCTGTACACAGTATTTTTAAATTGATACACACCTCTATAGTGTATATAATTTTCTTTTATATGTTTAACTAAATTAAAAAAAACTTCACTTGTGTTGTTTTTTCTAAAATATATTACAGTAGCCCAATAAAAATCTATGCCGCCGTCACTAATAGATTTAAATTCAGGTGTGCCATTGTGTATTCCTAAATGTGTTGCATCTTTGTATAACAAAAGATCTTTTTGCTGTGTAAAACAATTTAACAATTTATCATTTGCTATTATATAATCAGTGTCCATTACAATAGTTTCTTCATAAGGAGATAAGTCGAAACTATGCTCTCTGCCGTAATTGTTAAAATTAAGAACACGTTTGTTTAATGAACCATCTCGGTATGCTTTTCTGCTTGTTAATCCATCTTCTACTTTTATAATCTGATCAAAACACTTGTTGTCAACGTCAACATTGGTTACTAAACTCACAGGTAATTGTAGATATTTTTGTATGCGGTTCGCACAAAAAATAGCTTGGTTTACGTAATTTATACTTTCATTGTTAAATGCAAATAATAGTACACCTTGACTCATAAATTCATAATACTTTCAACAGATCTTTCATTCATAAGTTTATTGTATTCTGTTAGGAATCTATTTGAATATGATTGATAATTATTAAGAATTGCATTTGTAAATTCTTGTAAGTCTTCGCATTCAACAGGTATATCATTATCATCAATAATAATAGTTGACTCTTGTTTTAATGAAAGTAAGCTTTGACAAAAACTTATAAGTTCACGAGTAATGGAAAATTGACCGCCTTTGTAATACAAAACAAGATTTTCTTTGTATTGTTCTTTTAAGATTCTTGTTTGATTATTCAAGGTAACCATATAATTGCTTATCTCAAGGGCTTTTTCAAGACGTTCGTCCATAATTTTCTCCTAACTATACCTAGTATAGTATATAACAAAATTTGATAAATGTCAAAGGTTAAAGTGAACTATCTACTGCACCTGTTGGTGGTGTTTGTACAATAGCATTAAATGTGCTTGCACCGATATTAAATGTACTATTAGGAGTAAAAGTATAAAGATTACTTGTCACTGTGCCGCCGACTTGTTCATCAGTGGGCGAACCTTGCTCGCCTGATTCTACCTGATAACCTGTACCTGTATCACTGTCATCAAATATAATTTCAAATATCATTTGACTGTCGTTTGGGATAACTAAATTAATTTGATATTCGTTATCATCATAAATTTGTTCTACAGGAATTGCTCCTGTGTTGCCTCCTGAGACACCGCCGCCTACTTTTGTATATAACCTAGTAGCACTATTAAAAAACCCACCACTAGTTGCACTGTTTGTGCTTATTGAACCTAGTGCATATTCGCTACCAGTTCCGCCTGTTCCTAATGATTCTGTAAAATAATTTGTTGCTTTTTTCCAAAAACGTATTTTACCCATTTCTGCTAGTATTCTATTCCAGTCCCAATCTTTACTATTTGTAGTACCAGTTGTTCCTCCTGTGAGACTAGCATCAAATCTTATTTGTCCACCTGCATTAAAAAAATGATTACGTGCATTCGCACTACTCCAACTTACAGTAACTCTATGTCCGATTCTATAAGTTCCGCCTGTGCCCCAAGCAGTTGATCTTGTGCTTGTTACAGTTGTAGAACTACTGGTTAGCATACCTGCTTCGTCAAAATTTGCAGAAGGAAATTCTGTTGTATCTCTGTTGAAAGATATTACATCATTGACAAACAAAGTAAAATCTGTTATATTGGCCCACTGAATTATATCGCCAACATCAACCCTATTCAATGCTATTCTTGTATTATCAGTAGCAAATTGATGTATATGTCCCGCTTGCAAATCTTTCCATAAATCGTATTGTTGTAAACTTGTAATTACATCGCTAACGCCAGGGGTACTGCCGCCGACAACTAAATCACTTAAAAGTGTACGTCCATATCCTAAATCAACATTACTAGTAGTAGGACCAACAATCGGCGACATCAGATTATGGATGCCGTTATAGTCTGATGCTAATATTGGTGTTCCGACTGCCATTTGTATTCCTTATAACATTTGTATTCTTGTAATTGTAGGAGATGAATTTTCAACATATGGACCTGTTGAACGATATTCAGAGATTACACTGCTCAACTCGCCTTCTACTCTTTCATCTGCTCCGCCAGAACCGTTTGCATCATCAGTAAATTCAATCTTAAACTGTATTTGTTTTGAACTATTTTCTTTAGCGTATATAATATAATCATTTTCGATGTACACTCCGCTACCTGTTTTAGTATACACTACTTGATATGTGCTTGTCAACTCATAATTACCAATAGTGCTGCCTGTTCCATTATTATTAGAACTTGTTGTATCAGCAAAATTAAATTTTATAGTTCCCATATTTGAAAGCATAGCAGCCCAATCTACTGATTTTTGATAATTCACTGTACCGCTGTTAGGAAGTCCTGTTAAACTACTTGTAAATCTTAATTCGCCACCTGCGTTAAAAAATCCTCTACGTGCATTACTATCAGCAAATGTAACTTGAAATTCGTGTATAACTTGCTGAGGTGTTGCTGTTCCGCCCCATAAATCTGTTCTTGTTGCTGTGTCTTTGATGGCCGGATCGGCTTGTGTAGCATCTACATTAAATTTCGCATTTTCACATATTGTGGTTAATGATTCATAAGTTTGATATGATTCTTCACCAATTGTATGCAAAAACGCACCTCCGCTTATGTATGCTCCCCAACTAGGATCGCCTATTGGAGATGTTAATGGGGTACCTGATGTTCGGTCATATGCATCATATAATTCAAATTCAGTTGCACTTAAAACTTTTGCATAGCCTGAGACACCATTAAGTTGTGTCATTCCTTGCACACCAATAATATAGTCTACCCATATTCCTTCAATAAGAAGATGTGCTTCGTTTGTTTGTATTGTTACAACATTAGAGTTACTTGTGTTAATGGATGCATTTGCGATACTAATTTGTGTGGTATTATCCTTAACTTGCTTAATTAATGATGTCGGTTCGGTACCAATTTGATGAGTTCTAATTTTTATAAGGTCTGCATATAATGCATTCATTTCAGTTGCTAATACCACATTTTCTTGAGGAACTTGAGATGAACTAACTGCTTGATTATATCCGCTAGTTCCAACGCCTACTCCTAAAAGATTACCAATTCTTGATTGTAAAAAATTGTACCTTGCAGCAGAAATTATTTGATTTACCATATACTTTCACCTTTTATATACTTATGTTTTCAAAACACACTCAACTAATTTCTCGTCTTCACTGTCATTAGATTCTAATGCTACTCCAACAAGTGCGGTTGTTTGTATAGTGCCGCAAACACCATCTTCCCAAGCATATACTGCCTGACCTTTTGCAATAGGACCTTTAACTCTTACAGGAAGTCTTCCTTTTAAACCAATGTATTGACCGTCTGCATCACTGTTCATCATTACAGCTGGATCTGTAGATACTACACCAATACACATATCACTTGCTTTTGCTGGTTCTACTTCGTGATCTGGATGTCCGCATACTGCAACTGCTGTACCTGCTGGCAATTCTTCAGCAGTGGTATATTTCTCTGCAAGGTCAGCATATCTAGCACGAGTAGCAGTACCAGTAAAAATATTTGCAACTAAGTTACCGTTTGCATCTCTGACTGCTACTGTATTAGCATCTGCGTTTATAGAGCCAGTTCTATCAACACCATCTACAACTAATGCACTGGCTTTTGTAGCTGTGCCATTAAATGTAGTTGCGTGTACTGTATTCCAACGTGCGCTAGATGTTCCAATTGTATAAGCATTGTCAATACCTGGGATTAGTGCAATATCTGTTCCATTTGTAAATCTAGCAATTTCTAGTAAGCCAGTACCTGATGTGTATGTTTGAAATTTTATTTCATCGCCAATTAAATTAGATAATGTTGCTTCATTGCCGTTAGTTACGTGTACTTGGAAGTCTAAACTATCTCCAATTTTTATACCTGCATCGTCTTGAAAATTAACGGCTGTGCCTGCGCCTGCAGATCTAATAAATTCACTAGAATCTAAACCATCAAATTTGAGAGCATTACTTGCTGATCCCCAAAAGTAAGGCAAAACTGTGTCATCGTCTACACCTGTAATACCTGTACTAGGTGTTCTAATTAATGTAATACCTTTTTTTACTACCGGAAAATGTCCCGGAATATCATAATCATCTAATGATGCTGGTTGATTGCTACTAGGTGTAAATGCTGCATCACTAATCATATAAACTGGATTGTTATCGATTAATGCAATTATAACTGGCACAGTTACATCTGATGGCGCTGATGCAACATTTGTACTTAATAATTGTGTTGTTCCTGATCCTGCTGCTTGAGGTCCTACTAAAATAAATTCATTTGCACTTGTTCTTGCAAATAATTGATTTGTATTACTATTATACCATAGGTCCCCTTCAACAAGGCCTGCTGGTTGTGAAGAACTTACTTCTGCTCCACCTGCTGTTTTCCAAGTTGTTCCTGTGTAATATTTTAGTTTGTTTGTTGAACTGTCAAACCAAACTTGTCCGCTAAGTGCTTTGCTTGGACTGGTCGAACCTGCAAAACTTTCTAGTAAAAATAAAAAGTTTTCGTTTTGCGCCTCTCCATAACCACTATAGTTTTTACCAATTAATTTTAAGTCAGTTGTATTATCAACTGTGCCGTCTTCAAGCGATAGTAATTGCTCTCCGCTAAATCTGTTAATTATGTATGCCATCTTTGTTCCTCATATAGTATATTTATTTGTTTTATGGATACGCTACTGTTGATACGTGTTCCCAAGTTCCGGCAACTACTTTAAATTTAATAGTATACCTTGTGACAGTAAATGTTGGCGCTATCGGTACAGGACTAATGTTGAAGTCTTGTAATACACTAACGTTTTGTGTACCGCCGCTATCCACAGCCGTAAAACTTTTATTTAATTCTGCATTCACATCCGCAGTATCAGTTCCTGATGGTGCTATACTACTACCGTGTATTGCAGCTTGCGTACCATTAGGTATTGTTGAAGGATCAACTAATGAAGTTAAAATTAATAATACATCATTGTTTACACCTGCGCCATTGTTAATTGCTATTGTTAGTCCAGTAAGATCAAGACCAAAAACAAGTGTTTTAGCACCAATTTCAGTTTCAACATATTGTTTTGTTGCTACCGCATCAGCGTCTGATTCTGTAAGTGCTGGGTTTTCTGCAACAGCTCTCGGACTTATTGGAGTTTTTACACCTTTTATTTCAACTGGTGTGCCTACCACTTCAATTGGTCCGTTGGATGCTAATTCAATACTTGCTGCTGTGTTTGTAATTCTGTTTGAATCAATACCAATATTATCAACTGTGATACTTCCTAATGTACCAATGTTAACAAGTCCGGGTGCATCTGTGACAGTTGCAGCAAGTGCAGTTCTAGTTAATAATGGTGTACCGTCCATCATATAAGCACCATTTATATCTGCAATATCGATATTATCTTCAGTTGTCCAGGCTAGTGTGCCAATTCTATATGTCCACTTTATACTGCCACCTGTAGTTTCGATTAACAACCCTGCATCATCAATAAATTCGCTAGAACTATCTAACAGTGTACTATCCTCTGGAATAGCAAGTTGAATATTTTTATCTGCTATTCTTAAGGATTTAACATCTTCTGTTGTTTGTGTGCCAACACGTAGTTCGCCAGCAACACGCAAATCTCCATTTACTATTAGATTGTGTTGATCTCCGTTAGTACCAATTACAACACCTTGTGTAATTGCAGCTACTGGATCGCCTTCACTGTCTATTCTTGATATTGTTGGATCAGGAGCATTGTTAAATATTCCTAATCTATTATTTGTAGCATCAAATTTTAATGCTGAATAGTATGTGCTTGCTACTTTAGAAAGCTTTACTTCTAAATCGCCGCCGTTTCGTAAATTTATAATTTCTGAACCAGTGCCTGCTGCTTTAATTTGTATATTTTGTCCTGATGAAACAGTACCTACTTTTAATCCCTCAACATTGTTTATAAGTAACGGGCCTACCATTGTATCGCCATTAGTATCGGTAGCACTTACAAAACTATCAACCGTAAAAGAAGTACCAAATTCGTCAGTAATTGCAAGAGCTTTATCAGCAACACCATCAAATATAAATGAGCTATACGAGTTGTTAATATTTAATCCCATTCTTAAATTAGGAAAACCTGCAAGTTCGAGCCCTGGGGTAAATGATTCTCTTGCTAATACTGCTAATGGTGTTCCTGCTACGTAAAAAAGTACAATTGTTTTATCTAAACTAAATGAGTCTTTTATAGTATCAACTTTTATTCCACTCAATCCCTGTGTCTTTGTATATTGAGGGCCTATTAATATCCAGTCGGTTCCGTCCCAAAAATAGACTTGATTATTTGCACTGTTTATCCAAATATCGCCTACAACTTTTTCCAACGGTGCAGTGCCGCTTACAACGCTGCTATCCGTGCTTCTAAATGTAGATCCATCGTATACTTTTAATCTATCAGTAACAGTGTCAAACCAAACTTGTCCTTTTATAGGCTTTGCAGGTGCAGAAACATTTGCAAAACTTTCTAATAATTTAATAAAGTTTTCGTTTATTAATTCACCAAATCCTTGATAATTTTTACCTATAAAAGTTAAATCAGTCGTTGTATTATCAATTTTACCATCAATTAATTCTGTTAATAATGTACCGTCGGTTTTGTTTAATCTATAGCTCATATAATCTGCCCCGTATATATAATATAATTCATTGCTACAAATGGATCAGTTGTGTTTAACGGAGTATTAGTTGCACCTGGTATACTACCTGTAGTTGATATTTTAGTACCGTTTGCACCATCAGCTGCACCGCCGCCTGCGCTTGTATTCGAACCTGTCTGTGATGCAATAGTTGTAGTTGCATAAAATTGATCGCCTGTGTCACTGTCTAGTGAGTGAGTGTGATCTGGTAAGTTAGATTCTGCAATAGTTGAAGTAGGATTACCACTTACACCACCTATTGTGCCTGTACCTGAAGTAATTCTATTATTATTATTTGATGGACTTCCGAGTAAACCTACAGGATGTCTACCTGCTAAATCAGGAACTCTAAATGTTCCTCCGCCTGCATCGCCATATGTTGTGCCAATAACATCAAATAATAAATTATATGTAGTTGTAATATACGAATCACCATTACATATTAACCATCCCGAAGGAGCAGTTGTTCCAGCATATGGTGTAACTGTGCCAATTGGAATTGTTTGTATGCTTCCAATAATATCACTTTGTGTTGTTTTATATAAATTACTTCCTCTAGCAACTAAAAATTCGTCTGATCCAACAATAGCACTAGGTAAAGCGCCTTTGTTTGTTACAAATGTAGGATCAATAACACTGTTTGCTAGTGTTTTTGTTAATCCGCCAGTTTGTCCATCAAACGAAAAGCTATCTGCCGAAACTTCACCTTCAAGTCTAAATGTTGTTGCACTATTTAATTTTCCTGCACTAGTTGCAGATCCAGTTAGCGTTCCTGTTATACTTAAACTACTACCTGCTTTAGGCTGAATAGATGTTGTATTAAGTCTATTGGCGTAAAGATTGTCGTAATAAAGTGCCGAAGTACCTAAATTATGTGTATTATTGTTTTCTGGAATAATGTTTTCTGCTGTAATATTACTTGCTACTGTGAGTGTACCGCCGACGTGTGCATCTAATGCTACGCCAATACCACCGGGTGTTGTAATCGATCCTGTAATACTACTAGTTGAATTTGTTGTATCAGCAGTTTTAATTGTTCCACTTACTAATAAGTTTCCAGTAACATCTAATGCTTCAGTAGGACTCGCATTGTTAATACCAACTGTGTTTACACTTTCGGTTGGCTTCACTCTGATAGCAGGTGTTTGTGTAACAGTTGATCTAATATCAAGTGTACCTGTTCCAAAATGTTCTAATACGCTATCTGAATCCTCTACAAAAACACTTAATGTTTTTGTTTGACCAAATTCTATACCTCTGTTATCGCTTACTCTAATAGGAGCATTGATAGTTTGTTTTCCTGCTTCTGCATCGTTCCTTACAAAACTTGTTCCAGACACTGGCAAGTTGTTTATAACAAGATTATTAGCTTGTTCGGCTGTACCATTTAGAACACTTGTTAAAGATCTATTTAAATTAATACCAATTTTCAGTGGATAAGATGAAGTATAGCCAGCAATGTTACTTTTTGGTGCAAATTCTTCATCGCTTATTAATGCAACAATCACATTTTCACTATAAATTGCTGTAACTTGTTTTGCAGGAGTGTCGTCGGCTCTATCAATTGAGATCGATAAAGCGCCGGTTATAGCTGCACTACTGTAACTTGGTCCTACTAACACATACCCGCTACCTGTGTAGATATACATTTGACTATTTTCAGTATCTACCCAAATATCGCCCACTGTACTATTATCAACGGCAGGTTGTACTGCTGATTTTTTAACGCCGCCTGCAGCAACCCATTGGGTGCCGTCATAAATTTTTAATTGGTCTATACCGGCAGTTGTATCATACCATAACTGTCCTTCAACAGGATTACCTGGAGGATTTGGATTAGCAAAATTTTCTAACATATTTAAGAAGTTTGTATTAACACTACTTCCATAGTCAGTTAAATTTCTTCCTATAAGTTGTAAACTTGTATCAGTATTAATACTACTATCTTCTACAGTGATGGTACCTTTGTTTGCCTCATCTGTAAATGGAATTTCATATGCCATTAGCTATTACCTCCGCTAAGGCTCTGAACTCTTACAGTATAGTCTATTTGGATAAGTCTGTTTAATGATTTTTGCACAGGATGAAAAATTACGTGTGTAATAAGTCTACCCGTTCCACTTGAACTATATCCTCTTAAACCTAGTTCGTCAAATACAAATTGTTGTTCTGTATCTGCTGCTGTGTCAAATGCATCTTGTCCATCTGGTTCGCCGTAATCAAGTAGAGCACTCACGACTACATCTGTATAATTTGTTCCGCTTACGTGTCTGGTTTCGATTTTATTTCTTGTAGGATCAGTATTATTTACATTGTTGCTATCTATAACTTTGGTGTAGGTTTGATTATATAAGCTTGCGTTTGTACCAGTGCTGTTAGGAGTAAGATATGTTATGATTCCAGTTGGATCGACTATTGTTCCTCCATTACCAAAACTCATTTCACTAATAAAACCTTGTCCAATATTGCCTAAACTTTCAGCAAGACTGATACTCATATTTTCATAATGAATTGCATTGCGTTTGTCTACAAACACAAAACCTGATTCAGGGTTATATATTTTAATATGACCCTCTATGTGTACACCGTTATGTTCTTTTTCTATCATAATACTATCCTTATTGTATTTATCGGGCGAGCTTATATGTGCTATCTGTTAGGAATCTGCTTATAGTGTTCTTACTGCTTGCAAGACTTATTCCGTCATCATTCCAAATTTTACCAGTTTTTCTAATTATTCTAATTTCAGTATCAGCAAGAGGTGCAGTAACTAATGTTAAAATATTATTTTCAACAGTAAATTCTGCTGGAACTACTACATCTCCTCCTGGACTATCTTGATCTAATGCTTCGTTGTACTGATAATAATTAGTATCAGCAGTAGAATTATTTGGATCAATTGGTGTAGCTTTTCTTAATCTTGTACCAGCTACAAAAACATCAAATTCATTAACACTTGTTGGTGTCCAATTTAAATTAAATGTTTTTGCTGCACCATCACCTGTAAATAGTTGTGTATATGTAGTATCTTGGTAAGGAATAGTCTCGCTTACACCTTGATGGAAAACTCTGCTATTAGCTGAATGCACATCTTTTACACCAGTTCCTAGTGTTCCTCTTCTTAATTGTCTTAATACATTTCCTTGTTTTACAAAATATTCAATTCTTTCACCGTTTATAAAAATTATACCAGGAATTGCAAGCTCTTTATTAGGTTCATCTAAACCATCTGAACTTTTTAAGTTAATACTTAGATCATACCAATTTAAATCAACTGCTAAATCATATTCCATTCCGCTGTTAATTCTCTTATAATGATATCTATTGAGAACGTCTTTGAATATTCTATATGCAAATTTCTGCTTACTTACATCAGCAGTAAAATATAATATTTCAATTCTATCATTTTTTATTGGGCGCTCACTTAAAATAATTGATTGTCTATTATCAGATAATGTATAATCTGCTTGCGAAGTTAAAAACTTGCCATTTAGAAATACCCAAGCATATTCAGGACCGGGTATTTTCTTGTCTAGTTTTATTTCACCTCTGCTAAGTAAGTTTCTTGTAAGATAATTAGCAGATCCTTCTGCTGCATTTGTATCCTCATATGAAACACGTAAACTTAGTCTTTCAAATTCATTTGTATCGTGATTTGAAAATACATAAATTTTTACATCTTGTGTAGGAATATCTTTTAAACTTAATCTTTCACTATCTACAACTCTGATACTATCAATTTTAAAATCAGTGCTATCGTCAAAGTATAACGACGGCGTATCGTCTTTAGCAGCAAGTGCTATTAGATCCCTAACATATCCTTGTAACTTAATTGTAACTTCTTGTCCAGTCTTTGTATATTCCTGTACAGTACCAATTACATTAGTGCTATCATTGAGTGTAAAATTAATTTGATCTAATGGAGCGTAATCAACTAACGTGCCTGCATTGCTTAATTTAATTACTGTATCTACAAAAAAGTATTCTGCATTGTCTATTAAATATACTCTAAGTATATCTCCAGATTTTCCAATTTCTCTGGTTGTAAATTCTATTCTGCCGTTTGTAGTACTGTATATATAATTTATAGGATCAACTAATTGATCATTTATATAAACTAAAATATCTAATTGAGAAATTTTAGTTTGATCTAATAATTGCCAATTGTCTATTTCATATGCTCTATCAACTGTCATAGTGTGCTTTTTGACATATCCAGCATCTAAAAATTTATCGCCTACTTTAACTAGGATATTATGACTAATTGGTTTTTTGTTAAACGGCAGTGGTACTGCACCATTTGATCCAAAAGTGTGTGATCTTTGTGTAGATACAGTTCTATCAAACGTATCATCTATTGCAAGTTGACTGTATTGCTTTCCTGTACCTTTATAAAGAGTATATGTTATAATGCTATTAGCCGGTGGCACTTCACCAAATACAAGCATAACCTTATTTGCATTATCGCCATATTCAGGTCCTGATGCATCTAATCCAAAAGATGTACTTATGACTCCGTTAACACTTACTACTGCCGTTACGTTTTGTTCAAACTTATAAAACGTTACAAAGTTAGCAGTGTTACCGTCACCAGTAAACGTATCACTTTCTATTATGTTAGACCCATTTGTACCAATTGTCAAGAAAGAAAGATGCTTTCCAACTGGTAATAAACTACTATCCGAAATCCTAAGTAGTTTTTCTGAATAATCTATTTCATACTGTGCAGGATCTAAAACAACATTATCTAATTTTACAATTACACTATCTTGTGTAGCTGGTAAATTTTCTAAATAGTATTCAGCACTGCCGCCATCTGTTCTAAAATTTTGTACAGTAATTACGCCTTGTCCGTCATTTACACGCTCGTAAACTTGTAGATCTAGTGTATCTAAAATTTGTCCAGGTACTTGTTCTTCGGTACCTTTACTTGTTGTTGGACTTACAAAATCATCACCGTCAATTACAATATTGCCTGCGTCAATGCCTGTTGCTGTACTAAACTGTCCTGCAACATTTGTTAAATCGCCGCCATTTATTTGTGTATCAAAGATTACGCCACTTGGTGTAACTGCACCATCGCTTGTTTCTTTTCTAACAATTATCGTATCGCCGTCTCTAGTTACTAGTTGATCTTCATCTAGTATAAATGTGCTTGTTATTCCGTCACCTGTAATAGTCAACATTATTGAATCTTCTGGTGCTTCTGATGTTCCGTAAGCTTCACTATCAATTCTTACAGGATTATCATTAATACCTGCTGTTGCAGCCTTATAATATACATTATATTTTACACCTGCTTCAAATGGCACACTAACAGTTATTGATCCTGTACTACCATCAAGCACAAATACTTCATCTTCTAGGTTCCCACTAAATCTATCAAATGGTGTAGAACCAAATAAATCTCCGTTGTTAAAACCTTGTGATGCTCCAAAGCTTGCTGTATCAATTTGCACACCGCCATAGTCTACGCCATCCATAAGTTGAGATAATTCTTTACCAAACTGACCAGTTGTTGGATTATAGTAAAAATTAATTCTATCTGATGCACTTAGATAATTCACATCTTTGTCGTATTCAATTACGATAGTTTTGTTATTTGATGGTGCATTTGCAAAACTCACTACACCATAATATCTTGGATAGGTTACAGTTTTATCTAGTATATTACTAATACTGTAATCTGTTGCTAGTTGTTCAACTCCGTCTACTGTGACTGTAATCTTAGAAGGCCTAACATCAATTGGCCATTTTAAGATAAAATCAATTTGTGATCCTGTACCTGTAAATGTTTGCGTAACATCCAAATCAGTAACAAAATAACTTCCTGTAATCCTATCAAACTTTATTAACATATGTGTTGATCTAACCGGAGAATTGCCAATGATAGCAGTTGCTCTAGCTGGCTTGGCTGTACTATAATCTTCTTGATCACCTTCAAATGTTAAAGTAGGAGCTGTTATATATTTTAAGTTTGCAAAATCAATTACAATACCTGTAACTTTGCCTTCGTTGATAGTGGTAGAACCAATTACTGTTGGGCCGCCGCCACCGCTCATAACTAATCTAGGTGCATTTGTCCAGCCAGTTCCGCCATCTGTCAATACAACTTCTTTTACTTCAAATCCTACATTGTCAAACCAATTTTTTTGAGGATAAGTTGTTACAAACTCACTGTAATTTCTAATTTGACTATCTAAGACTTGTGCAGTTTCTGATACAATTTTTTCAGCATTTAAATCATATCGTGGAGGTAAATCAAAATCAGTTACGTTTGTTTGTGTAGGATCAATATTTTCATAAGCACTAACAAATTCTCTAATTTTTGTGCTATAAGGTTTTACTTCATTTACATAGTCGTTGTAGCTTTCTAAACTATCACTCTTGTATGTTGTTTTTTGATCTAATCCACCTACGTTATGTTTTGCTTTTATAAATGCAGTTTTGAATATCCAATCTATGGTCGGTTGTTCAGCAAGTGCATATCTCACACTACTAAAGAAAAGTTTATTCCACTCTACTTTCAATTCGTCTACAAATATAGTTTGATTAATTGTGTTTAAAATTATTCTTACTTCTTCGCCTGCATCTCTGTCATACAATGCGCTATCGTAAACTGCTTTGTCGAATCCAAAACGTTCGTTGTTAAATAACAATCTACTAAATTCTATAGTTCCGTTTTGTCTTCCTATTGTTTCATAGTTTACAGTATAATCTACTTCTAATTGATTATCTATTTTTTTCAATAATAACCAACCACCAGAGCCAATAGTTTCTATTTTTATAATATCGCCTAAATTGTCTTTTAGCCCACCGAGAGCATAACTTCCTGGTACTAAGTAATCAATATTTGTTTCTTTACTGTAGCCTTCTGCATACCAATCTATGTATTTCCAATAAAGGCTGGCATCATAACTTTGATTATTAATACGTATCCATTCTTTTTCGGTTGAATTCCAGATATAAGTTGCCCAAAAACCTAACAATGTAGTATCAGTTGTAATTAATGCAGTAAATGGCCTTACAGTAACAGTCGTAGTTGTTGAATTATAATTTTTACCTTCATTTATAATATTTGCTTCTATAACTTGACCAAGATTATTAATAACAGTTTCAATTTCAGCTCCTATGCCAGAACCTGTAATTGTAACTTTTGGACCTCTACGTTTAGTATCAGTTGCACTGTTAAATGCAGGATCAATATAGCCTCTACCTGCATTTGTAATAGTGACTTTTGTCAATCTGCCATCTACAATATCAACACTTAATTGTGCTTGGTCTAATTTAGATGTACCGATAAAACGTAACAATGTTTCATTCTCTACAACAGTATCGTATTCTCTTGAGACATTAGTAGGTTGTGGATCTTTAGAAGATAGTCCACTTATATCAAATTCATCTACAATTAATTTTTTTGATAAAACAAGATTTATTCTTTCGATAACTTGCTTTAATGCTTCTGTACGGTTTACAAACATTGTTTGTAAAGGATCATCCAAAATTCCATATCTTCTAGCCGGACTTAAAGTTGTTACAGGTAACAATGTTCTTTGTTTATCGTATCCTACTAAACTATCTATCCATTTACTTACAACTCTATCATTGGGCTGACTTGTAGCAAGACCTTCTGTAAGAAGGTTGTATTCTCTATGTATATTATTAATTTTTACTTCTTCAGTATTATAATATTCAAAATGCAAAACAGTGTCAGTGTCTTTTACTAAATTTGTACAATTGTATATTGCAAAATTATTTCTTCCAAACATACCTAAGAATCTATATCCGTTAGCAGCAGGATCCTCAATTAACGATGCAACAGCATTAGCAGTAATAGTTCTGTTTGTAATTGTTGGTAAAACTTTTGAGTTTTTTACCCAATAGTAATATTTTGCCGAAAACAAACCAGTAATTGGATCGTAAACATTTTTTCTTACATATCGTTGATTGCCGTATCTAGATACACCACTTACACCATCTGCTAAACCTTCTGTGGTATCTGCAATAGCGTCCCATTCGTCTGGTAATAATGTTGAAGATACCCATTCATAGATATCAATACTGTAACCAGGTATAATTTTGTTCCAAACATTAGAACTATAATCAGCATTTTTTTGGTATGGATTATACCATTTGACTGCATTCAAATCCCACAGCAACTCGCCAACACGTTCTTCGCCCCAAGGATTAACTACTCCGGTATTTGTATTACCAATATTATACACTGCTGGATCATAATAAAGTTTATAATTTATTTCTCTTTCAGCAGCATTAGCAATTTTACCTTGGATAGGATCTATCAAATCTATATATGTAATTAAATCACTTGTTACACTATCGTATAAAAAGGCTCCACGCATTTTATCATAATTAATAAAATCTGTTGCTTCGCCAAGCGTGTTCCAGTTTGTAATATCTTTGTCGTGACGTAAATCAAAAATTAAACCAAATTTACTATCACCTGTGTCTAATCCTTCAAATCCTAGATACAAGTGATTATTTTGATATAATATTTCTACATCATCGGCAGTTGACAAGTCTCTTTGTAATGTCAGGCCGTTGTCTATATAATATGATTCGTAATCAATAACTTCACTTACAGTGTAAATTTCATTCAAAAGTTCGTAAGTATATGCTTGCGGTCTTCTACTTGAAAAATCATATAACTTTGTACTATTATTATCAAAGGAAGTAGCATTTGAATCAAATTGTGTACCACCAATATTTAAACCATTAATACCAATTACACATAATTTATTATTACTAAATTCAACCTTATATCCGAATCTTTCATTTTTACTAGAAGCAGGAGCTTGTAACGTCTGTGTGTTTTCAAAAGCAAGCGAAGATGAATTATATTTGTAAATATAGACAAGTCCTTTATCTATACCGGTATCGGTATTTGTTTCTATATCTGCTGAATTAGCACCTACTGCTATATAATTTCCATCGTCACTTAATGCTACACTTGTTCCCCATAAGATATCTGTATTTGGCGTAGTGATAGCTTCATAAAAAGCATAGCGTCCTTCTTGTAATCTATATACATTTACTTGAAATTCATCTGTACTAGTATTAAAAGCAGTAAATGTTAAAACTTCACCGTTTGTGCTTACATCAATATTTTTTCCTGCTTGATTCGTATTGTTAAATGCAGTGCTGTCATTATCGCCTTGAATTGTTGAACTGTAAGGCAAATAACCAAATCTGTCTACATTATTATCAACACTTTCCCATAACGCAATATCTGTTGGGCCGTTACCGCCTTTTGGAATATCGACTTTTGCTTTATACAGTTGTCCATTTTCTTGAACAATAGCACCAGTTACATATGAATGGAAGTTATCCCAGTCTCCTCTAAATGTAACATCTATTGTTCCTCTCATTTCCATTATAGAATAAGTTGTGTCGTAAAGATAAACTCTACCGTTATTGCCTTCACTGCGTACATAAAGTTTATATGTTTCATCTGTAGTAAATGCAGTTTCCAAGCCAATACCAAATTTTTCATCGCCAGTAGGTTCATTTGAAACAAATTGTTCTAACAAGTAATATGAGTTATCTAGATTTTTCTTATATACATAAACAATACCTTGGTTGGTTAATCCACTTGCATATCCTTCATCGTCTGCAGGAATTTTGTAGACTTGTTCCCAATCTCTACTGTTTGTATTAATGCTACTACTATCATCATCTGTAGCCCTTTTTGCTCTCCATAACGTGCCTCTATCGCTTACAATATCATCTTTTAAAATGTTGAATGATGATTCAGCTTCGCCCCTGTATCGTGTTTTAACATTACTTGCAAGAGGCGCTGCTACGAACATAAACTGACCATCTCCGGAAAATTTAATTTTTTGGCCAAATGCACTTGCACTATTATGTAAATTTGTAGGTACAATTATTTCTTGTATAAAGTTTAACGTTTGTGTTTCGCTTGACCTAGTATAAACATAAACCTTGCCATCTATTGGCCTACCGACTGCAAATATACTATTAAAGTCGTTTACAGCAAAACTAGATCCGTATCCGCCGTCTCCGTTTTCTATGTTAAACAATTCTTGTTTTCCTGAGAAAATTTTGTTGTTTTTAAATACACCAAATTTGTCATTTGCAACATTATCTATCCAGATAGTATTGTTTTCATTTAATCCAAATTTATTAATATCTGCATTTACATTACTAGGAGTATCGTAACGTTTTGAAAGTAATTTAGTAATAATACCAGTAGTACTATCATTCAAGTCTAAAAATTCTTCATTAAAAGTAATATCAGCTACTACACTGACAACAGTACCAGAAATATTGTTTATTTTATAAAATCCGTCGATATTATCGTCAATAAATTGTACACCAAATATTTCACCTATAGCTAAATCAGGAATACTATCAAATTTTAAATCAAATCCTGTAGTTGTTTTAGTATATGTTTCAACTCTGTTTGAAATAAGAGTGTGTTGATATATGTTCCAGCTATTTTTTTCTGACGTTACCCAAATTATATTATCTATCGGGACATTGGCTATATCTAATTCCAAAATATCATTTGGTGTTTTAGCAAGAAAGTCTATTTGATCTAAACTAACATAGCCAGCAGTTTTAGAATATTCATCTGTGCTATATTTGTAAGGAAATGGATTTTTGGTATAGTTTTGCGGTTTTATATAAACTTTTGATTCAGGAATTTCATAAACTAAGTCTGTTCTGTTTGTGTCCACAGCATCAACAAGTTCAATTAATTGAGGTTCAATTCTAAATTTTGTTTCGTCTAGTTTATATTCAAGTTCATCAAATGTATCAGTTGCGCCGTATTGAGCATTTCTTATTGCCCATTCTTCATAAAACTCTAAACTTTCTTGATCTGTACTTCCTAATTTATCAAAGAATTTAGTTAAACTATTCAGTGTTCCTTTTTCTTGGATAAATCCTTGATAAAATTTATATTGGCTAATATCATCTTCAATTATATTATCAAGATATTCTCTTTTCTGATAACCAATCAAATGCTGCGCAAGGCGTTGCTGTTCAGTATCAAAATTATCTGTATCTAAATCATAAAAATCTGCAAACTGATTTACTTTGTAATCAAAGTTTGCTTTGAGACCGCTTTCTGGTCTATCGTCTAATCTATTCCATAAACTGCTGTCAAATACAGAATCTCCACTTATAAATATATTGGCTGAATAATAAAATTCTTTATATTTTACTAAATCGCCAAGTGCATAATCCTGCCACTGTTCCCATTCTGTAATATTTGCTTGATCGTAAATAAATCCTGGAATATTTAAATTACCATTCCAATTATCTGTTCTATAACCTACAACTTTTATACGTTCTTGTCTATACCCACTTGATGGATTATATATTGTATCATTGAACACTGTTTTATTATCTATAATTACCGAATGATCTTTTTGTATCAAACCTAACTTGCAAAAGTAAATTGCATTGTCAGCAGTGTTTGGCAAAATAGTAACACTATTACCGGTATCTCTACTAATATTAACACTATAATCTTTGACCGCAGTTCCGTCTAAATTAAGTATTTTATAACCAAATATATTTTCCTTAACATTATCTATAACAAAATAATCTTTTCCAAAAGTCAAACTATTTGCACACGGACTTAGTGTAATTATTGTTCCTACACTCCAGTTTTGTGTTGTATAGAATAGAAACTCTTTTATGCTTAATGTCCAGTCTTCAACGGCTTCAGTTTCACGGTTAAAAAAGTCAAAAACAAATCCTTGCTTTTTTAAGTAATCTTCATAACCCTGTATAAAATCTACAACTTCTTGTGCAGTTGCTAATACTGCACCGTAATTAATTGTATTAGTATCGTTGCCAAAGTTTTTTCTAAGAGTTGCAGTTGCTCCTCCGATAATAGGCAAATTACGTAACGGACTATAGAAACTTGGATCAAATTGATCAGTTGTTGTATGGTTTACATTTACTCTATAATATGTATTTTCATATCTTACAATTTTACCTGCAATATATTGTTTATCTTCTGTCCAATATAAAAAGCTTTCACTTATGCCCCCTACATTAATCGCAATATCATTACTAGATAAAATCGGAGTGCTATAAGTAAATACAGGATTTTCTTTGTCATATCCAGATATTTTGAATCCGTTTGTTCGTTTTTCGATAATAACACCGCTATATGTTACAGTTGTAAGTGGAGAACTTTGTACCAAATCTATCTTATAATTTTCAAATGGAACAAAAACATTTCCTTTATTAGAAGGATTTTTGCTATCTAATACAAGTTTTAATTTTTGTTTTTCACCAAACCCGCCTAACTTGAATGCAATCTTGTGTTTAAGATTTTTTAACTTTTTTGTAAAATTTTCATATTGACTAGTTACGTCACTTGCCATATAATCGTAAATGTAGTTACTAAAGCCTGCAGTCAAAATTTGTTCTCCATCTTTTTGTGTGTTGGTACACAATAAGTTAGATAATTTTATTCTTTGGCTAGTTTCTCCGTTGTATACAAGTTGCCCTGTTAAATTTCTGCTAATTCTTGATCTATCAAACCCAACACCTAATACTTGTGCCGGTCTATTAATCATAATTGCTTTTAATAATGCAAAAGGATATTCGCTACTACGTCTCCAAGCAGTTTCAGTAGGTGTATGATCACCAAATTTAAATGTTTGGCCATTTTGCACTGAAAAACTAAATTCATTTACATAACCACTGTTTAAAGGACTACGTACATTACCGTTTTGGTCTACAGGAATATGTTTTGTTAATCCAGGGCGAATAAATCTTTTATCAGTACGTATTAGGTTGCTAGATCTAATTATACCTTTTTCTAAATCATTCCACAGTACTAGATTATTTTGTGTATAAGGTGCAGGGCCGTATTTGCTTTCCCACCACGAAGGCTTTACACTTAATCCAAGCATTTCCCAAGGACGTAAGTTTGGCGAATCAGTATCATAAGCATTAATATAAATGCCTCTCCAAAATCCTGCTAACGGTAAATTATTTTTATTGCTTCCAAAACCGTAATTATATGTAAATGTTTGTGTTTCAGATACAAAACTATTATCAGTATAATCAGCATTACCTGCTTTTGTTAACCAGTTTACAAAATCACTAATAAGAATTTTATTTAAATCACCAACTTTTACTTTACTATTTCTGTATTCACCACTTACATAATCCCAAATATCAAATATACTCTTGTCATACGAAACTTTTATGTTATTGTAAAATCTTTTTTCTAATTCTAATAACAAATTATCTCTATAATCGTTATAACCAATTATTATACTTCCGTCGTGTCCTCTGATCGCTGTTTGCGCTTCTTGATATGTTGTGTCGGAAAATACTTCTGGCTTGTATGCAGGATACAATCCTAATTTTGTAGGTGTTTGAGGAATATAGCTACCATTAGTAGTTTCATATTCGTATATCTCAATCATATCGTTTAGCACTAAATTAAACTCTGTAGTGAATTGCACAAAGCCTTCACTAGTAAAAACATAATCTAAATTTACACAAACTTGCTCACCATTTACATAAACGTTTACAGCTTTTTCACTTAATGTATCTAGAGTAAACACATTTGATAATGCATAGAATTTAATATCAGGGTCTAAAACTTTGTGTTCTATTTTTTTATTTGCGCCAATACCTGTCATATCTGAATGATAAAAAGGCATACTTGATTTTTTATCTTTTACTAATGATAATAAAACTTGATCTACTTGTTCTTTTATTGATCCGTCTAAATTTAAATTTTCAGCTTCTTGTACAAACGCCCTTTTAAATTTACTATATTCATTTTTGGCAAAGTTTAGTGCAGCAACTAAATTATTTTCTTTGTTACTGATAGTAAATAATGGCAAATTAATCGGTCCACTATGTTGTACAAATTTTCTACCGTATTTTTTTACATTTCCTAGATCACGCAAATTGTTTGCGCCAGGTTGTGTTCCTACAAAGTTAGGTACTTCTTCTGCAACGCTATCCACGTGGTCGCTGACTTCACCTAAAGTAAATTGTGTAATGTCTTCGTTTAAAGGATTTCTTTCAAAATTATGAGCAGTTTCATAATATCCTTTACTTGTTTTATTTGCTGTTTTTGAATGAGCTTTAATTATTAAAATATCATCTACATTTAAGTCAGTAAAAAACTGTACATTTATTCTGTTATTTGCATCAGTGGCAAAATTAAAATCAACGCCTTGTTTTTTTACAATATTGTTTACATAGACTATAATTTTTAAATCAGCAACAAGAGCACTCTCTTTGAAAACATCAACAATAAAGTTATTTGTACGTTCTTGTCCAGTATATTTTCTTATAACGTATTGTTTACTTAATGAAGGAGCCTTTACCCAGCCATTAACATAATTAAAATCTACACCTCTATGTTCAAATTTCTTTAAAAATCCAGTTGAGGTAGCAACTTGAAATACTTGATTGTTTACTTCATATGTAAATGAATCTTTTAATAAACTAAAATCAAATAAAATATCACCAGTATTGGCTATATTTTTGTAAGACAAAGGAAATCCTAATTCTGGATCATTTACTCCTTCTCCAATAGCATAACTAAAAATTCTACAGCCTTTAAAATCACTTGAAGGATATGTTATTGTATCGGAAAAACTGTTACCATTGGTATCACATAAATCAAACAACGGTGCTTGATTAACACCTGTTTTTTCTTGTGCTACATTCCAAGTCGTACCGTTGTAGTAATACATCTTGCCAGCATTTCGGTTACCATCTTTAACAAGCACAGTGTCATTTGTATCAGGAAAAGTATCAGTTGTTTCAACTAAACTAATTTGTCTATTACCTTTAAAATCAAAAAACTTAACTTGTAAAATTTTTCCATAGACAAAAGAATCTGTATCATTAATAAACATTACTCTCATACCGTCAGATAATTCAATGCCGTCAACACTATAACCGGGTTGTCCTTCTATTTTTGACTTAACATCATCGGTATAATTGTCTATCAAATCAATATTATTTTTTGCTTTTGTACCAAAGTTAAATAGTTTTAATCCTTGATCAAATTCAATAATAGGACGTTTTGCTCTGCTATCTTCTGGAAGATCAAATGATTGTCCGTTTAATGCTGCACTCTGTGTAATAACATCTTTATGAAACCATCTATTGTATCTAGCCCACGGATTTCTGTCTGGACTTGCTTTGTTTACTACTATATAATCTTTTGTTCCAGCAAAACTTTTTGCATCACTAAAAGGAACTCTATCAAAGCCATTGTTATCAAACGGTACTTTGCTATCAGAAGTAAATATAGCAGGTACTTGTAAATCTTCAGCTGCAACAAGTTTTATTTCATCGCCAACACCTTCTACATACCACAGCCCTTCAGAATATTTTGCAGGTGTAACTTGACCAATAAAGTATACTTTCATTCCGTTACTTAATGCCCATCCGTCCGATGTGGTATAAGTTTGCTTGCCAATTATTTCATTGTCTATATCAATTATACTATTAGCATCTATATCTGATATAATTATTCTACTACTAATATTCAAATCGTATTGACTTACAAAATATAATGTATCAGGTGCATCATCAGGAATAGTAAATTCTAATATACCTTTTTCGATATAATCTTGTGCAACGAAATCATCTTGATTTAGTAGTACATCATCGGCGTCTGGTGACAGTGTTACACCTTGTGTGTAAGTTTGATTTAGTATAGAACTATCATCAAGTTTTTCGTTTGGATCTACTCCCCTATATAGAGCAATACTTAAAGGGTTACCCGGAGAATCTATTTCAAACCTATAAGTTTGTCCTCTATATAAATTTAAGTTTGGATTTTTTGTTAAACCATCTGGATGAAATAATAAACTAATATCATTATCTTGTTCTAATACCTCGACCCTATATGTGCTAACAACGTCTTTACTTTGACCTCTGACTGCTACTTCTTGCGGTCCATTAGGCAACCAATAGTATTCTCGGAAGTTAGCAAACTTATCCAGATTAATATTTGGATTCCACGCATAATACTCTTGTTCATTAAGATTACTATGATTTTCTGTGTTTGCATTGTAAGTCTTAAGCAATCCCATATAGTCATTATAATCACTATAATATTTTGTAGAACCTAAAAAATCTTCGTATATACTGACAGGCTCAAACTGATAATCGGTTCTTAATTTAGAAACATCTTCTAAATAATTATCTAAAATAGTTGCTGCTTTTGCTTCTCGTTTTCCAACAAACCCATTTATTTTTTCAATTACTCCAGGATTAGTCAACTGGTCTAATGTACTACTTAAAAACTTCTTATTTTGTGGAGTTCTAAAAAACCTAGGTAAATGTTCTACACTACTTCTTTTTTCATTTTTGCCTGCTGGTAACGGAAATTCGTTTTGATCATCATTATATGACATTAGTAGTTTACGCCTCCGGTAGAAGTTACATCAGAGCTTTGTACTCCAACATTCAATATGTCATCGCTGGTTACAACTAACCCCGATGCTTTAAGTCTTGATTGCGTAATCGCATCAATTATTTCTACATCATCCACTGATGCACTGCTTATTAGTATTTCGTCATTTTCGCTTTTAATTTCGTACAAGCTACCAAAACTTTGTGTTTCTTGTTTTGGTACTAAAACAACACTAACAATATCCGGTGCTGATTGATTTATAATATATGTTGCTAATTCGCTAAAATAAAATGTTTCGCCAAAGTCCCAGTTTTCTAATGCAAAGAAAGCATTAACCGAATCTATAACACGACTTTTTACATCATTATCATTTACTACTCGGTCACTATTTTTGACTACTTTAATTGTTGCTTGTAAATCCACGTCACTTTTACTGCCCAAAATAGGTTTATATTTTACAGGATGATAAATTACATCATCACTTATACTTTTAATTGCTTGTACACTAGAGTTATAGTCTAAATACAAATTATCACTGCTAGGCGGCAAGGGTTTAGTTTGTGTGTTGCCTTTTATATAATCTCTATATTCGTTATCATAACTTTTTGTAAGCAAATATACATCAATAATATTACTACTACTAGGATCTATTCTAGCTTGTTCATCAGCAGCGTGTGAATATTCAAATTTAATATCAGTCCTACCAAAATATGCAAGATAATCAGATGTAAACTCTAATGCGTTTGCAGTTTGATTGTATTTTAAAAATACGTCTCTATCAATTAAGTAAAATACGTCACCATTGTTATACTGACTTAATGCGCCAACTGCGCCCTGACTAGTTTTTGTATATATAGGCTCTTTATCTGCATCAATATAATTAAATGTTTCAGTTTTATTTACTGTTGTCTTTTTTTGGTAAATGTATTTTGTATTACTGTTAGTCTCGGGTGCAACAATATGTTCAAATAAATCTGGATCATCAACAACACCATCATTGTCAGTATCAAAAAAACTTATTTCTATCTTTTTGCTATTAATATACCCTGCATCATTTTTATACTCTTTAGTAATTTGCCAAGGCCAATCCACAGTAAACGGATTAAGTGCATCAGGTTTTGTATTGATACTCAAAACCTTTATAACATCCGAAACTATTGTGCCTGACTTACTGTCATATATTTTATTAGTGCTATCAAAAAAGAACCGTATTTGATCGTTGCTTTCAAATACATATCTGCGTCCTCTAGCAGTGACAGTATATTTTTGCCCATCTGTTTCAAATAATAATAGCCAACTGTTATCACTTTGTGTGTTTGTACTATCGCCAGTTTTTCCTAATCCAAATTCTGTACGTGTGTCAAGATTATTAGAAATAATTACACGCCACTGACTATTTTCAAAATCATATCTCAAACCAAATGTTTTAAAAGCAAAAGCTTGATCTATAATTTGTGTTTTAACTGCATCAGTTATACTTGTATCAAGCACTGGAATAATTTCAGCTAGGACTGCATTTTGCGGTATTTTATCATTTAAAACAATCGGGCCCAATCCTGTATCAGCATTTACTACTGTGCCATTATCTTCTACGCTAATAACCTTTACCCATTTATAAGTCGACGAGCCGGAAGTCGTTGCACTACCTAAAGCAAGATCTCCGGTTGATGAAAAATAATAATTATTAGGAGCATCAAATTTTATCAACGCACCCGGAGTGACATATCTCATAATACTTTTTGTAAAACTAGAAACAGCTATAGGAGTACTATTAATTGTATCTATAAAATATCCAGTCGATCTATTAGTATCAAAAGTGGTAAAATTCCAAGAAAAATTTAAATTCTTTACACTTGTATTTCTTGGAAAGTTTTTGTAATAAAAGTTTAATAATTTTGTATCTTTTATTGCTGGTATAATTATATTGTTTATTGATGATTCTATATCATTCCTAGTTACAAAATCAAAACTATATTTAGAATCTAAATTTTCAGTAAAAAGTATTCCGTCATCGCTGTAAAGCAAAGTATTGCTGTACTTGCCGCTTGCATCTCTTAAATCAAAATATCTACTGATTCCGCTACTAGTTCTGTTTACAGCTTTTGTTTTTATGATATTTTGATTTATACCTAGTGTTCCTATATTGTAATCTTCGCCTGTGATTAATCTATTTTGTGTGTAATAGGTACTAGGTGCATTTGTTTTAATTGAAGAATTACTTTCTGCAGCCGCACTGTTATCAATAACAGTTTTTAGCTCCATTGTTAACGAAAGAGTTTCTACTTTACCGGCTTTACTTGTATAAGGCACAGTAATTGTTATGCCAGTCATATCACTAGGTACAATCTTAAATTGTCTAGCATTACTTGTTCTGTAATAAACTTTAAATTTACCTTTAGGTAATGTACCAAACGTGCCATCACTAAAAATTAAACTAATTCTGTCTTGCACTCGGCTTAATACACCGTAAATATCTCGCACTTTTTTATTAATACTATTGTAGATAATATTGTTTCCTTCAATATTATCGACCTTGGTCCACAATTTATTTTCTAAATTATTACTATCTAATTGATACAACCAAACATCACTGTTGTTTATATTGTCTGTATCAATGTTAATTGTAGTATTTGGAGTAGGGTTGTCAACAGTCACAACATTATTTTCTAATCTACCTTGTCTAAAATGTAAAAAGAATCCGCTGTTGTTAGAACCTGCTCCTTGACCGTCATCTCTGTATAAAAATGCTAGTCTGTTACCTGCCAACGGTTCTTCTTCGTAAATTTTTTCTGCATCTATATCAGTGCTAACAATTTCAAATTGTGTTGTTATGCTATCTACATTTTTTGTAAAACTGTAAATAGGCAATCCACTATTGCTTATTGAATTTAATCTATATTGTTCTGTTAGAACACTATCGATAGTTTCTTTTTTAATACTTTTACCAAACTTATTATCAGCTGGCAATGCAGAATTCAATATTTTTACAAATTGTTCATACCAGTCTGCATTTGTACTATCATTCCATATTACTGTTTGTCCGCTTAGATTAGTGCCGTTGCTGTCAATAACATCTTCTGTAGTGCTTATACTGTCAAACTTTAATAATCCGTTAGCTGTTTGATTTCTTTTAACATTATAACTTACTAATCTTGCTAGACGTAGAACACTTTCTCTGCGTTCTGCTGTTTCTATGTAGTTCTCACGTGCATTTAAATCTGCACGGAATGCAATATTTTGTCCAAGGAAAGCAATTAGATCAATTAGTGCAAGGTATTCACTACTTTCAATATAGTCATTGAAATCCTCTGGGTAGTTTTGCCTAATATAGTTTATCATTGTACGGCGAAGATTATCAAAGTCGTAACTTTGAAAATCGGCATACTTAAAACTTTGATAAACTGTCTTCCAATCTTCTGCTAAAAGAAGTCTATTTTGACGTTCTGTACTTGACATTTGCCATTCCTTTACTTATATAATATTTAGCTGAAAAATAAAGTACGCACTTTAAATGAGACCTGCAGATTCATCAAAAGTTAAACGCAAACTTTCAGATATATTGTATGGCAAATATGTTAACGCACACTCAATTTGAATGCCACTTTCAAATGTTTGTATAGTTACATTATCAACACTTACTCTTGGATCGTAATTTATAATATCTGTAACATTTTTTATTATTGCTTCTTTTAAAGAATCAGTTAACGGTTCAAAAAGCACATCCCATATAATTGTTCCAAACTCTGGATTTTCAAGTTTTTCGCCTTGACGAATGTGAAAATGATTTATTATATCTTGTTTTATAAGTGCAAGATCGTATTTTACAAAATTATTTGTTTTGTTATTTACTGTGCTAATACCTCTATATTTTTTACTAGTCACAGGAACATTTGTAGATTCTGCACCTACTGTAATATTTTTATAAAGAGATTTTTCGTTTACTGACATATTGTATTTATTTCCACTTACCTTGGTAAAACGTAAGATTTACCATTTATAGATTTTACTCTTTCATTTCCGTATATAATTCCATTAAATAATCTTGCACCTTGTGGTATTATATCTTGTACTATGCCATTTGTGACATTTCTAATATCATTGTTTATATCCACTGGCAAGTTAGTTAATCCAAAGTTAATGCCATTATTTGTTGTTAAAACTTTATCAAGTTCTGCTGCGGCAAATTCAGCACTTGCAGCTAAACTTCCAAATACATTATTTCCTGTCTGCGGAAATATTTTTGAATCCATCTGTCGAGATGTTCCAGCTATTGCTCTAATATTATTTGCAGGATTAGTAGCAAAACTTATGCCTCCAGCGATAAGTCCAGCAGTAGTAGGATCAATACTAGGCAATCCAACTTTATCTAAAACACGAGCACCTACACTAGCAATAGATCCATCAACGATAGCTTTCAATTCAGGATTTAAACCTTTATAAGCTGTACTTAATGTATCACCTAAGCCTTTCACAGCCCCTGAAAAATCTTGTACAATTGGGCCCAATCCTGGTATACTGCCTATTGCGCCGCCAATATCTTCAAATAATGTTTTTCCTACATCAACAAGTCCATTTGCTAATCCTCCTAATGCATCGCCAACTACACTACCAATAGATCCTACAACATTTCCAAACACATTAGTTAAACTTGTTGTGCTTAAAAGATTGCCCATTACATTTGGCAATAAGTTTGCAATACCTTGCAAAGCACCGCCTATAATTGAACTTAATCCTCCAGGTAATCCTTGTAAAAAACTATCTACTGTTGGTTGAATTATTCCAGATAATATATCTTCTATGGATGTACGTTCAGTAAGAAAAAATTCCTCAGGAGCAGGTGTTGTTCCTGAATAAGTTTGAGGTGTTTCGTCATTGTTAGGAGCAACTGGAGATGCAGCAGCAGCAGTTGTGGCAGGCGGGGGTGTATTTCTTTGATCTCTACCTCGTGGATCGTTTGCATCTGGATCTACTTGCGAACGTGTTCTACCCATTGCAGCATCTGCTTGTTGTTGATTAGTACGAGAAGATATTCTATCTGCACTGCCTTTAGTGCCAACTGCTCCATTATTTACAGGCCAAGTATCTGCCATTTTATTCTTCCTCTTCCGGTACTAAATCATTCATAGGTGTTCTATCTGTTTGCACAGTTCTATTTTCATAATGTTTATCTTGGCTTTCTGTATCAACTGCTTCAGTTTTATCAGGTGCAGTTTCTAGTGGATTTAAATTTTCGTGTCCATTCCAAGGTTCGTGTTGTGGTATACGCTGAGGAAACTTAGCTTTTAAAGGCAATGTAGCATCTTCTGCTGCTTCAGCTGCCGGTCCGTTCATATCAATTCTGTCAGCAGTTTCTTTGTGGTGTGTTGATTTAATATGTGTTTCGCCTTCGGCTTGTATTCTAGTATTGCCGCCGCTTTTTTGATTTATTATTCCGCCTACTGTTGTTTTTAAATCTGTAGTTACAGTTGTTTCTAAATTATTTTTGCATTTTATTTTACCATCTACGCCTACTAATAATTCATAATTTTTTGCTACACTTTGATAAATGTTTTCATTTACAATCATATTGATATTTCTACCAGCTTCAAAATTTATATCTCTATCTGCTGTAAAATTCATATCATTTTCTGTGTGAAAACTAATACTGTCTTTTGCATACACATCTAGCTTACCATTTGCACTCATTTCAATCCAACAAGTTCCTTCACTATTGTTAATGTAAATCAAGTCTTCACTTGTATGCATTAATACTTGTGCGCCGGTTCGTGTACGTAATCTAATTAATTCATTGTGCGGTATTGTTACATCACCGCCACCTTCGCTTGCTTCTTTGTTTAGATATTTTAAAGGTGTATCTTTTGATGATCCGTCTCTAATAAGTTTGTCATCACCGTCATCTATAACAATACTACTACTTCCAAGCCTACTAACTGGAATATTTGCTTTTGATTCTTTTAAGCCTACTGGTGCTGTTGGTTTTCCACCCCTTTTGTCTAAAGGTCCTGGACTACTAAAGCCAACTACTGCACTAGGTGTTTCTCTTTGAGCACTAGTAGAAGTAAGACCTCTAATTTCATCTTCAACTAATCCTTGTTCAATAAGTTTATCAACAAATTCATCATTTACTGGTCTTTTGTATTTTATTACATTATTAGTATTAGGTTTTGTGATTGCTTTATTATATTCGCCTGCAGGTAAACGTTTTCCTTTTAGTTCACTTGGCACTTCGCCTGTGAGCTGTTCTGTAGCAGGCTGTCCTCCGGGTAACATAAAAGTCATTCCCTTTTCTGGAATACAAGCAAACCAATAGCCAAAGTCTCTACTGCCTTCAACAAATGTTACTAAAACTAAACTGCCAGGATCTGGCGGCACTGCCCAAAATCCATAACTTTTTTGTGTACTTGCATAATCTTCGTTTTTGCGAGGACCATTTTGTGTATTAGTTGTTCCATAGAAAGGACTTGCATAGTAAACTTCTACTGTTTGTCCTAATGTTTCTCCAATATTTCCAGCTTCTGAAGTTTTTAATAATTCAACTCTTAGCCCACCTAGATATAAACTATCTAAATGTTCAATTACTCTTGCAATATACGGGCCGGGATTTCGTGTTGAACTTCCGTCGTCACTAATACGTGTTACTTCGTTTTGATTTGGATTATTGTTCATTTATTTAGATCCATATGCAGTATAACTTGTTTGATTAGGTGTAGCATTTGTTACTTTAGTCTTTTGATCACTTGTGCCAGCTTGTTTAGAGTCTTCTGGCTGATTAGGTCTTCTAAGTAACTTTAAACGTTGTGTAAATTGTCCTTTATCAAAAGTACTTTGTAAAGTTGTTACTCTATACAAGCCGCTAAAGCTATCAACTGGAATAGTTTCTTCTGGAAATATCATACTACCGTTTTCATTATAATCAATCGGTGTTCTAAAGTTTACAATTACATCAACTTCACTTCTTTGATATTCCATTGATTCGTTTTCGTTTTCATTAAAATTTATAGTTGTAGATGTAAAATTGCCCATTCCGCTATCAAACAAATAATACGGATCGCCTACAATTTCTAAGTCTAACATCACTAAATCAGTAAAACTATTAATAATATTATCATTAAACATTTTTGCTATCCGTATTTTACTATTATCTATGCCTGCGCCGCCACCGCCTTGTAAACTACTTCTGTTTGTTGCAATTTGTTGTGCAAATCCTGTTCCACTTAGACTATTTGTAGCTTGATTTATGATAAAGGCATCGGTCTTTTGTCCAGTAATATTTTGTTGTAAGCCGCCACCTTTTCTATCTAGGTTATTTTGTCCTAAATCTGACATTATGCTCTTAAAAAATGCTGCATTTATTTGTATATCAAATCCAAGCACATCAACATTTTGTCCTGTGTAGATATAATTGTATTCTCTTTTTGCAAGTGATTTAAGTTGTTCATAATTTAATCCAGGATCAGATGGTTTTTGTAATGCACTACTATGAACTTTATACGGAACTACTCTATAATGATAAGTTTTTGCTGTTGTTCCGTCCTGTTGTTCTCTAGTAGCACCGTCTTTCACAAAAGTTTGAGCATCTATTCTAAACCAATCAATCATACCGTTTTCGTCTGCAGGTTTATCTTTAAGTTCTGTGGCCCAACTAGAAGTAGTAACAACTTCTTCAATAATTCTTGTTAATTTTGTATCGCTATCAAAAGTAAAACTTCTTTGAACTGGATCTATAACATTTTTACCTCTAGTATAAACTTTGTTTTTCTTATCATATTGTTGTCCGCTTTTTCCCATAGGTACTTTGCCGCCATCATTATAACTTTTTGCAATATCTGCATTACCAATTAAGTTTATACTACCCGCATCTTGCGCAATTCGAGTTAATCCTTCGCCTATACTACTTTTACTAAAAATTAATCCTGTAACACTACTTAAAAAAGCATCAAAATCTTGCGGTGCTTGTGCTCCAAGGAAACCAGTAACACTTTGAAATACACTATTGATATCTCCTGACCTAAATGCATTTAAAACTCCGTTAAGAGCACCAAAATTTGCTCCGCCGAACGCTCCTCCTAGTGCTCCAACTATACCACCGCCAAGTGCAGCCCTGCCAAGATTTTTTTCTCCGGCAATTGCACCTGCTACTACACCGCCTATAACACCTTTTGCTAAATTTCCAAACAGCGGATTGCGTGATTTTTTAGGAGTAATAGTTGCTCCTCTATCAACTGTATTAGTTTTTTGTGAATTACTTATACTCGATGCAATATCACTTGGAAATGATATTACAATTTCGTCAGCAACGGGAAAATTTCCTTCTGCTCGCAGTTCTTCGTATCTTCCATTTATTACAGTTGTTAAACTTTCAGGTCCTGTTTGTAATATTTCTACAACATTTTTTCCTGTAACAGTAATATCGCTATATGTTCTGTCTATCTGATCTATTAATGCTTGTTCGTTCCACGGAATAGCTGTAACAGAATAAGTTGTGCCTTGGGCAGCTATATTAAATTCAACATTTGCTAATTTTAATGGTATTTTCCTTTGTAAATTTTTTGTATCAACTGTAACGGGATTACCGTCGTCATCAAATCCTACAAATTCTATAGTTAACAAAAAAGGCGCTTGAATATAGTTTGTATATCCAGCTTGTAGTGCTCCAATTTGCAAAGTTTGTAAAAATAATCCCATACTATATGGTTCAATTACTTGAAACTCAATATTTGTTGCATTTGTAAGCCTAGTTTTTGTATTTGGTACAACAATTGCTTCAATGTTGACATCTTCGATAAAATATTCTAATTTGCCGCCAATTTGCTCTTCAAAAACTGTTGAAACAAAAGATTCGCTTTTACCACCACTACGTAAAATCTCTAACTGCGGCGTTCCATTGATATATGTCTCGTCAGGATAATTTATTTCTTCTTTTGTTAATACAGCCAAAGTGAAAATACAATTATAACTAGAATAAACGTGTAACGGATTAATTTCTTTTGCCATTTACAATCCTAATTCATCTTTGAGATTACTTTGTTTTGGTAAAAATATCTTAAGTCCTGATTTTATATCAAATACTGGATCTTTTACTATGTCCATATTGCGCTGCGCAAATACCCACCATAGTTTTGGTGTTCCGTACAAGTCATATGCTAGTAAATCGGGTCTATGATTGTATTGAGGCTCAACTTCGTATAAAATATCATCATCTTCAGCAGGAATAGGAACTATTTCTAATATTCCTAATTCGCCCGATGCGGTTACAGTGGTTTTATTCCAAGGACTTGTTTTTGCATAAGTTGCTACCATTATAAAAACCCTTCACTATTCAAATCACCATTTACAAATCTATCTAAACTGAAATTTGCTGCTTTTGATCTACTGTATGTTGGCTGTAATGTTAAACTTATTGTTGATAATGTTGGCACCCAAGAGTATTCTTCAACACCAGCGGGTTGATTAGTTCCCCTAAAATTAGTTCTTACAGGGACTCTAATATAATCTACACCATTTTCCAAACTATAATTAAAGTTTTGCACAACACAAGGCACATTATTTAAAACATATTGTCCGTATCCATTTACTTTAACAAGTGGCGGCGGAGATCCTTTATTACTAGTATCACCAAATGCCATTTTTGTAATACTTTTAAAAAAATGAACTGCTGCTATCCAATATCTTCCATCTTCTTCTGTTTGTACAGGAAATTCGCCTGCAATTACAAAAGGTTCAACACTGCTATTCTCATATATTGGAAAAGGATAATTACTATGTGTAGGAGCTGCTAAACTGTAATTCGCTGTATGCTGAAATGTAATATTAGGTACAAGAGGAAAAACAACATTATTCCCTGTTTGTACAAGAGGAGCTAGAATAGGACTGGATCTAAATGTACTAATGTCAGGAACACTAATTCTCACTCGCCAATCTTCGCCTACAGATTCGTTGCTAGGTTTAAAATTAGCAGTAGCATATTTTGCACTTGCTGGTTCTGCACCTGGTGATAAATTACGCTTACGCAGGTTACTCATAAATTGGTTTACATTAGTAAGAAAATCTGATATACCTTGTTTATTTTGTATATTATTTTGACTACCAATGTTACTGTCAATACCTGTGATTGGATCAATTGCCATTGTCATACTCCTATAATGTATTTAGTTGACAAAAATAAGTGCGTAGTTTATAATAGTATAGTAAAGGAACAAATATGGCAAAACGAGTAAATTATCTTAATAATAAAGATATGTTAAAAGAAATACATAAAAGCAAAGCTACATTTTGTAGTTATGTTGACCCAGACTACGCTTTATATGATATTATACTACCTAGTGTAGACAAAATTAATGTTAGAACAATAGCAGAAGCAAAAAGAAATCGTGCTAAAAAAATGTCAACCGAAGCATATGAAGCAGGTAAAGCAGTTAATAAAAAAGTTAAAATGTCAGAATACGAAGTTGACTACAAAACTATCAACAAAAATTCTTTAATTTTTAGAGTAATGATGTTTGATCATATCCCAGACGAACCTGGACGCAAAAAAACTCCAAAAACTGTTGCTGATACAAAAACAAAACTTAACTTTCCTCCTTTTCAGCATTATAAGTTTGATGAAAATAACGAACTTGTATGTATAGGTAAAAGTCATTGGCAAGGTGGTATGGAAAATGGGCATTTTGATAAAACTCACGGAAAAGCAACTAATGAGCTTGCACGTATGTGGATGAAACTAGTTGATAGATATGCAACAAGAGGCAACGTTCGTGGTTATACATATAACGACGAAATGAAAGGCCAAGCAATACTACAATTATCACAAATAGGACTACAATTTGATGAAAGTAAATCTAATAATCCTTTTGCATACTACACTGCTGCTGTTACTAATAGTTTTGTTCGTGTTATTAATTTAGAAAAACGTAATCAAAATATAAGAGATGATATATTAGAAATGAATAATCTCAATCCTTCGCATACTAGACAACATTCAGGCGAATGGGAAGCAGCACTTAAAAGAGAATCAGAGAAGAAATAAGGTTGATTTTCTGATCAATCTACGTTATACTGCTAGAGAAATGGAGAATATTCGTGTTTAACAAAGCCGCAGTGTTTACTGACATACATTTAGGTATGAAGGGTAACTCACGTGTCCACAATCAGGACTGTGAGGACTATATCGAGTGGTATATTGAACAAGCTAAGACTCACGGATGTGAAACTGGCTTGTTTTGTGGCGACTGGCACCATAATAGAAACAGTCTTAACCTTACAACTATGGATACAACTATTAGGCTGCTAGAAAAACTAGGTGCTGCCTTTGAAAACTTTTATATGTTTGCTGGTAACCACGACTTGTACTACAAAGACAAGCGTGATATCAGTTCAACTGAGTTTGCAAGACACATACCGGGCATTACCGTA